TCGCCGCCGCCGCCGCCGCGAAGCCGAGCTGCGCCGCCTGGCCTCGGGTGATCAGGCTAGACTCGATTACCGCAACAGTGATACAACCGTCGACCAGATGCAGGCGTCCGACCCCCGGACCCCGGAGGACCCCGACGATGACGGATCGGCCTTCTTCGACCCCGACGGACGGGCGTTTGGTGGCACCCTCTACTAAGGGGAGCCCGGTCGAGCCCGGGGACATCGTCATGGTGAAGCTGGATGAGCACATCCGCCGGCCCCTGATCATCAGCCGGGTGGCCACCATCAACATTGCCCCGCCGATGCAGGCTGAATTCTTCGAGACCCGGGTGTCGGGCACCCTCTTCTGCGAACCCGACGATCACCAGACGCCCGCGGTCCGCACCCTGGGCCAGGGCTCACCCGACCCGGCCCGGATCACCGGCCGCCCCGACAGGCTGCTGCCGCAATGCTATGGGGAATATCTGCGGGAAGGGACCGGGCTGGGGGAATGGATCACCCGGCCGACTCGATTGCCAGCGAGGTCCTGATTATGGCTGTAACGCTACCTGATCTCCCACGCTGGCGTTGTCACAAGGTCGTCCGAGCGGCGAAGATCCGCCGGATCATTCAGCTCCCCGGGGGTGGGGCGGTCCTACTCTTCGATGAGGCGGTGAAGGAAATCGACGTCGAAGAGGCGTGGATCACCAAGCACGCTCCCTCAGGCGATGGCTACTACGTCGTCTACGAGGACGGGTATGCCAGCTGGAGTCCAGCTGCAGCCTTTGAATCCGGTTATGACCTGATCCCCGAGGTTGTTCATGCCTAGTACGCTCCTCCGCATCTCGGTCGGCGAAGACGGCTTCAACACCCTGCACAACCTCGCCTCCCTGAGAAATAGGGACCTTGAAACCGTGGCCGCCGAGGTCCTCCGCGTCGCCCTCCGCGACCTCCCCCTCGATGGCCGCTACGTGGTCATCACCGGGGACGAGCTCGATCGCCTCGAAGGGATTCTCTCCGGGGGGTCGATCCTCAATTCCATCGACCTCTTCCGCAAGGTCGAGCGCCTCGCGGGCATCACCTTCAACAACGTCCGCTTTGAATTCACCCCCGGGCAACTCGAGGAGCTCCAGTCCCGCGCTGACCGCCTCGGCCTCAGTGTGGAGGAATTGTGCCGTCGCACCGTCGCCAAGATGCAGGAACTCTTCTTCACCCACCTCGGAGTCGGGGCCCATGGCTGACCCGTGCCCTGACTGCCCACCGCCGCCCCCGGCCCCCGATCCGCCCAACCACCCCCCCGGCCCTATTGTCGAGTCGCCCTCAGATCGGAGGTAACCCATGCTCCGCTTCGCCACCCGTTGGATCTGCCGCCGCTGCCACTGGCAGGGCACCTTCCCCGCCTCCACCTGCCCGGTCTGTGGCAGCCCCATTACCAAGGCCGACATCTGACCGCGGGTGCTTCCTTGCTCAGCAACTACTATTGGTGTCCGCGTTGTGAATGGACCGGCCTCTTGACCTACACCCTCGCCATGACCGAGGATCCGGGTTGGCCTCCGGTCTGCGGCACCTGCTCAGACGGGTCGGGGGATGCCCAACTGGAACTCGCGCCGCGACCGGGGGACTTCTCGATGGATCTGAGATCAGATGGTGAAGGCGATCAGGCCTTCCAGAAGTTCACCACCACGGTGAATGGTAGACAGGTGGTGATCGACTCCCTCTCCAAGCTCAGGCAGGTCGAGCGCGACTCGGAGCAGGCCTACCGGAATGGCGAGGGCGAACCCGTCCGCTTCCGGATGTGGAATCAGGATGCCAGCAACCGGGATGTGAACACCTTCGGGGCTGCTGGCGCTATTGGGGATCAGGTCTATTCCAGCGGCGAGCAGCCCACCAAATCCGGCAAGGTCGGCATCAAGCGGCATGGTCAAGTGGAGCCGGAGGTCGATCTCGGTCCAGGGATGAAGGCCCCGGCGGTTGGGGTCCCGGAGTAGCCCATGGATTTCTCGCCATCTGGAATCTACAACCTGCCCCCGCTCACCCACGACACCCTCCTCGGTGGCGACCCCCGGGTCCTCGGCTGGCTCCAGGAAGCGGTCCAGGAGGGCGATCTCCTCAACCGCGATGATCCCGCCTACGACCAGGCCGAAAAGGGGATGCGTTACATCATCGGCGAGCAGCGCAACACCGAGCAGCCCACCCTCCAATATATCCCGCACGCGGTGATCAACAAGTCCCGCAAGGCCACCCAGGCCCATGTCTCCGCCCTGACCGATCTCAAACCAGTGTTTGGGTATCGGGCGATGAATCCCAAGTTCCAGTTCCAGGCCGACCTCCTCAACAAATTAGTCATCGCCTGGTGGCTCGAGACCTTCGCCGACATGACCCTCGGCGAGACCATCAAATACGCCCTCGCCGCCGGCACCGCCGACCTCTGCGTGGAATTCGACCCCGGGGCCGCCTACGGGATGGGCACCCACCAGATCATTGCGAAAGACTTCAGGGATACCCTTCCCATCCGCCCCTCCACGAATCCGAGTCCTCAGTTGTGGCAGGGGGTGATCTTCCGGGAGGCCCAGTCCATCAATGCCATGCGGCAGAAGTACCCCGGCCGCGAAGGCCTCTTCCGTCCCGCCCCGGACAATCTTCTGACCACGGTGATGTCCAAGTTCAGGCGGGCAGTCACCCGGATCATGTCCCCGGCCGGCGACACCCTTTCTGGGTTGGCAGGGGTGCCGCAAACTAGGGCGATCCGCCCCGGCGACGTCGTCCTCTACCGCGGCTATCTGAACGACCGCTCCAAGAATCTGACCTCTAAGCCCATCGTCATGGGCGATCCCTCCGCCAACTGGTCCTACATTGTCGACCCCGGCGGCCTCCTCTACCCCCAGAAGCGCCTGATCGTCGCCACGGCCGAAGCGATTTTGTATGATGGCCCCTCGCCCTTCTGGCACGGGCTCTACCCCTTCTCCCGGCTCAAGCTCTGGGGAGTACCATGGTGTTTTCTCGGCCGGCCGCTCCTCGCCGACACCATTCCCATCCAGGACGCGATCAACGACTCGATGAAGGACCTCAGATTAGGGATCAAGCAGTGGGTCAACCCGGACACGGTCTATGACAAGAATGTCGGCTCCCGGGCCTTCCAATACGCCATGGACCCCCAGAAGCCCGGCAAGAAGATCTCGGTCAACCCACTGGGCGCCGGGGGTGCCCTCCGCGAACCGTGGAAGAAGCTCGAGGGCCCCGCCCCCCAAGTCCTCCAGCTCCTGCTCGAGACCTATCGCCAGCTCAACACCGAACATGATGAATTAACGGGTGTCGCCAACCTCCAACAATTGTTGCAGCTGAGGCAACTGCCAGGGGCGGATACCCTCCAGAAGTACTACGAGGCCCTGACCCCCGAGCTTCGCCAAGAGGGCCGCTATCTCGAGGCCTTCCTCCGGGACGTGGCCGAGATGTTCAAATTCAACATTTTCCAGTTCGAGACCTCCTATCGCCGGATCAATATCCTCGGCGACGCTGGTCTCGCCCTCGAGGATTTCGATTTCGACCCCGACGTGCTGGTCCCCTCGATGGAACCCACCCAGATCCAGCAGGACCAAGGCACCGGGATCCCGCTCTCGATCCCCAACCCCAACTACATTCCTGCGCTCGACAAGTCCAAGCCCCGGGCCGAGCGGGCCAAGGCCTTCGCCCGACTCTTCACCTTCACGGTCGCCCCCAACTCGATCCTCGCCATGAACGCGCAGGAGCGGAAGATGATGAACTTCCAGCTCGCGCGCATGGGCTACCTCGACTTCTGGACGCTCCACGAGACATTGGAAACTCCCAATATCGGCAACCCCCCTCCCATCCCCCTCCCTCCGCTCCAGCCCCCGGATCCCGCGGTCCTCCAGCAGCAGGCGCTGCAGGCGCTCGAGGCCCAAGCCAACGGCCTCCCGCCTCCAGCCCCCAAGTACATCCCCGGCCCGATGGGCGAGATCCTCGAGATCCGCGCGCCACAGACGGTGACGGAACGTCTCCAGGCGCAGCAGATGTTGGGCATCGGCATGACGACTAATCCAGCAGGTCGTAAAGCCAGCGGAGAGGAGCCTCCGAAACAGGAGACGATGAGCGATGGAGCAGGGGGTCAGCGTACCGTGACGAGGGAATCCCGCAAGTGACGCCAGCCATGCTTGACGGCGTACTGGATCGCAAACTTGCTGACCCCGTACTCCCGGGCGAGGGCGTTGAAGGAGGTCGTGGAGGGGTGTCCGGCGCGACTCGGTTTGTACTTCGCGCGAATCTCCAAGACCTGTTCCTCGGTCAGCGAGCTATTCCCGTTCCGGCTCCCGGGCTGAGGCTTCGCGTTGAAGGACTGCCGGTTCTTTTGCCAGCAGTCCCGGATGTTGTCGCTCTGCGTCCCTGCGAAGAGGTGGTCTGGTCGGACACATCGGCGGACGTCACAGTGGTGACAGACCTGCCACCCCTCCTTCAGTGGGCCGTGAAGCAACACGTAGAGGACGTGGTGAGCCGGGCGTGTCCGTCCGTGATACCAGAACCGGCCGTACCCATCCTCGTCAAGTCCGCCGGTCCACAGCCAGCAGTCGCCGGTCTTGTCGACCTTTTTCCAGAATCGGGGGAGTGGATCGGTTTCGGGACGAGGAGCGCGTGGGTAGACTCCGGTCGGCATGGCGGAAGCCTACCACAGGTTGCTAAATGACCCCTCTCTCCCCCACCCTCGACACCCTTCTTTCCAAGCTCGGTCCCATCGATCAGCTCAATTTCTTCGCCTTCTGGGAGGGGATCTACCAGGCCCGCTTCACCGGCAACATCAGCGTCGACTGTCTCAACGGGGTGCCCCGGCAGATCGGCATCGGCCGCCCCTTGATGCTCACCTTGGTGCAGCCCCTTGACAACGGGAAGGATCCTGTAGGAGGCTAATCGTCGCTTCGGCAACCGTCCCCGTCCTGAGAAGCGAGGGATCAGAGCCCGATTCCTGAAAGGGGGTCGGGCTCTTTGATTTTATGGCACTGAAACAGCCCGCTGCCCTCCGGAAGGGCATCACGCGCGACCTCGACGGGCGAGGGATGATCTCCCAGATCTCCGGGGCCAAACCCTCCACGCTCGCCTCGAAGTCCCGTCGACCCGGGCGGCGTGCGCCGATCCAGCGTGATCTGGCAGGAGGTCGCTGATGCCCCTTGGTCCCGGCGTCCGCTACCGCTACAAGAAAGGCACCGACACCCGCCTCGCCTTCAAAGGGAACTCGGTGGTCGAGGCCAAGAACATGAAGACCGGGAAGACCCATACCCCGGCGGACTTTGCCAAGGATCGGGCCAGGCGCCGCTCGATGCGGGGGAGCCGTCGCTGATGGCCAAGAAGATCCCGGGGGTCGATATCTCCGACTTCAACTGGTCCCGGGGCGCCTTCCGCGAGCCGGATATGTCGAAGATGCCCAATCTGAAGCCGATGGCCTCCCACGAACCCGGTGGTCTCGCGCGGATGTCCAGTGCGCCCAAAGCCAGGATCAACCGACCCCTGACCAGAAAGGTCTCCCGCTGATGCCCTTCGGCTTCTACAAGACTCCGGCGATGATGGGCAGCGCCTCGAAGCCCAAGGCGCCAGCGGCTCCCAAGGCCCCTGCGGCCGATCGCTCCAGCCCCACCGCTGTCGAGCGTCCGATCGGCGACTACGACCCGCGACGGGCCAAGAGACAAATGAGCCGTCCGATCTTCGGGAGCCGCCGCTAGATGGCCACCGGGTTCCTCCCCGATCTGTCCCCGCCCGGCGCGGCGCCGCTGCCCCTTGGCAAGCCGCCCGCCGCGAAATCGGGGGGTCGCAAGCCCTTGGCCTCGCCGCGCTCTCCAGCCCCGAAAAAGCGCCCCTTGTCCACCTCGGCCAAGTCGCTGAAGGGGCGCCGCTAGATGGCCTCCCCGGGCTTCCCCGTCCGCAAATCCCAGGGTGCCGGGGGCATGACCGGCGGGGGGCTCTCCTCCGCCCTCGATGTCCCGCCCCCCAATCCTACGGGTGCCGACACCGCCCTGACCCCGGGTGCCACCCCTCAGATGCCCTCGTTCGGCGAGATGGCCGCCCCGCTCACCGCTGGCACCCCGGGCCGTGCCACGACCCCCGAGGTCCTCATGGGCGTGATGTCCTCGCTCGAAACCATTGCCGGGATGTACGACTCGATGGCCTCGGTCGTCCCCGATCTCGCCAGTGACTTCGCCATGCTGAAGGATCTCCAGCAGCGGGTCGCGGCCAAACTGCTCACGAAAGGTGGCCAGCCGGCCTCGCCGACCTCCCCGGGGCTCAACTTCCCCGGGGGCGGATTCGAGCGCGGCGCCTGAGCGGCCACCCGGATTCGGTGAGAGAACGGACAACTGAATAATGGGTAAAGGACTCGACACCGGCAAGAGCTTCTGGCAGGGCGTCCTCGGCAAGATCACCGATCCGGAGCAGAGGGCCGCCGCGGAGAAACTCCTCGCCAACCCCGACGTGATGACCCTGGTCGGCAACGGGGTGGAAGGGCAGGCCGAGATCGACCGGCGCCTGCAGGACCTGACCACCCGTACCGCCACCCTGACCGACCAGCAGCGCGAGCTGGAAGAGCGGGAGACGGCGCTGGAAACCTGGCACGGGCAACTCACCAGCTGGCGGCAGGCCAACACCGAGCTCCTCGAGCTGGGCAAGCGGGCCAAGGCCGGCGGGACACCTCCTGTCACACCTCCGGCCACACCGGTAGTCCCTCCAGCCAGCGGCTCGATTACCGAGGACAAACTCAACGAAGCCCTGCGGAATCAGGCGAGTCAGTTCCTTGGCTACGACCGCGATCGGGGCCAGATCCAGCGCGAGCACTTCTCGAAGTTCAAGGAGATCGTGGATCTCGATCCCCTGCTGAACCATCCGAAGATTGCCGAGCTGGGCCTCCTCGGGGTCTATCAGTTGGTCCACAAGGACGCCCTCGCCAAGTTCGCCGACGATCAGAAGAAAGCGGAGGAGGAGCGGATCCGCGCCGACGAGCGGGCCAAGGTCTCCGCCTCCATGTCCACGATGCCCTATCCACCCCTGACCGGGGTCAACGCCGGCTCACCTCTCGATGCCCTGAAACCGAACGAGGGGGCAGGTCCGCTGGTCGAGCAGGCCACTGCCGAATACAACCGGCTCGTGGCGGCCCGCCAGAGCACCCCGAGTTAAGCCTGCGGCGCCGGGGCGGGGTGATTGTGAAGGAGTAGTCCGATGCACCTACTGAAGCGGGTCGACGCCTTCGTCCGCGCCAACCCTCTATTCACCTCTCTGCTGCTGATGCTGCTGGCGCTTCTGACCCAGCATCCTGGCACCGGACTGCTTCTGCTGGCCGGGCCGATCCTCCTCGATGACGTCAACACCGTCACGACCAAGACGATCATGCCCGGCGTGGTCGACAACTTCTTCAAGGCCGGGCCGCTCATCGCCTATCTCAAATCGCGGTTCACCCGCCGCTGGATCGGCCCGCAGATCCAGGAAAACTACATGTACGCCCCCATGAAGGGTGGGGCCTACAAAAAAGGTGCGACCTTCAACATCCTCAAGCGGCAGACCCGCTCGGGCATGTTGTTCACCCCCCGGTACTACGAGGTCAACGTCACCGAATTCCTCGAGGACATCGAAGTCGAGCAGGTGGGTCCCAACGCCGTGTTCAACGTGGTCAAGACCGATATGGCCGAGGCGGCCCTCACCATGTCGGCCATCCTCGAGATCGCGGCCTTCCACCACGGGCAGGCCCTCGCCGGTGACGACCGCTCCGCCGAGATCAACGGCCTCGAGGAGATCCTCACCGACGGCACCAACGTCACCTGGACGGGATCGACCTTCACCTCCTACGGCGGGCAGCTCCGGGTCTCGGTGTCACCGGCCCTCAACTCGCCCGTTGGCCTGATCACCCCCTCGGTCGCCGGCATGTCGTTCCGCGCCCTGCAGCACAGCTACCTCTCCACCTGCATCGGTAACGAGCACCCGGCCATTGGCCTCACGACCAACCGCGGCATGGGGTACATCGCCGAGACCTTCCTGCCGCACCAAATAGTTGATGTGGTCGACCCGGAGATCAACTGGCCCGGCCTGAAATTCAACCAGGCCAAGATCGTCGTCAGCCAGTACGCCCCCGGTGCCGATGGCGTCAACGACCCGGACCTCGGCAACTACCTCGCCTCGGCCGGCGAGACCTTCTGGTGGGTCAACCCGGGCCCCCAGGGCGACGACGCCTATATCCGGCTCTACATCGCCCAATCGCCCAAGTTCGCCTTCGGGTTCACCGGGTTCAAAGGCGCCCGGGACGACAACATGGTCTCCGGGCAGATCCTCTTCGCCGGCAACCTGACCGGACGTGCCCCACGGCTGTCGCGTGCCCTGTTCGGCATTGCCAAATAGCCGAGTTGGCCTAACCATCTGAAGGAGTACCGTTATGCCCAACGCATGGTTCAGCCAGCCGGTCTTCATCCCGGGTGGCGACCCCGAGCAGATGAACGAGCCGAGTCTGTCCTACCCGGGCCAGCTCGGCATCCGCTTCAGCTACATCCAGCCGCCGCGCACGCCCCCCTCGGCCGGCTCCGAGGAAGGCCAGCCCAAATCCTTCCAACTTGTGCAAAGCGACTCGAGCATGTCAGTCGCCCCGTACGATAGCGCCGTCGCCTGGTGGGCCAACCGTGTCAACTACCTGGTCACCACCAACGCCGCCACCCCGGGTCGCAGCCGGATCGCGGGCATCTTCAAGACCGCCGTCACGCCCGGCAACTTCTGCTGCGTGCAACAAAAAGGTCTCGCCGCGGTGAAGATCATCGATGCGCCGACCGCCGCCCCGACCACGGCCGGTCTCATGGTCGTCCCGTCCACCACCAACGGCAAGGCGGACGTCCTCGCCTCCGGCACCGCCTACACCTTCGGCCGGATCGGCATGACCACCACGGTGATGAACACGGGTGACAACACCTGTATCGTGGACCTCGACGTACCGGAAGTGATGTAGGAGGTGATGGATGGCTTTGACCCTCACCACCACCAACTACCCCTTCCGGGATCGCTGGAACGACTGTCTGGTCCGGCGGGCGCGGCTCGCCGGTCCCCTCAGCTACGCCACCGGCGGGATCGCCATCGACAACGCCGGGGACTTCGGCTGGGGCGAGACGCACACCCTCCTCGGGACCCTCTGGAACGGCTCGGCGCTCCGGGACCTCTGGCTCGACCGTCCCAACCAGAAGGTCCTCGTCGTCGTGCCGAATACCGGGTCCGAAGTGGGCAATGGCACGGATCTCTCAGCCTTCGTGGGGGAGATCCTGGCCACTGGAAAGTAGACCGGGGGGTGATCTCTGGCTGCAAAAACCTACGGCGAGGTGGTCGGACTGGTCCAGCTGCATTGCCCGCTGGCCCCGGTTTCGCTCGCCCAAACGTGGGTCCAGCAGGCCTATGAGGAACTCGCGGGTAAGCGCCATTGGGCGTGGCTGAGGAAGGAGCTCCTCCTCACCACGCTCGCGGCGCGATCCATCTCGGTCACCTTCACCAACGGCTCAACCGCCATTACCTCAGCGGCCCTCTTCGTCGCCTCTGACGCCGGTCGACAGATCCGGGTGGGGACCACCGGTACCCCGACCTACACCATCGACACCGTGACCAACGCCTCCGCGGCCGTCCTCACCGCGGCCTACCAAGGGGATTCCGGCGCCGCCACGGCCATGATCTCCGACATCTACCTCGCCATGCCTGCCGATTTCCGGAGCTTCGACGCGGTCACCGACCCCACCATCCAGCGCCCCATTGCCTGGTGGATCTCCCGCGACCGCCTCGATCTCTTCGATCCCGGCCGGGTCAGCTACGACAGCCGCCTCCGGGTCCTCGCGGCCTACCAGCTCTCCTCGGCCACGGCGACCCTCAATCAGCTCCTCTACGAGGCGTGGCCCCACCCCACATCCGGTGGCACCTACGTCATCAAGTATTTCGCCCGGACCGATCAGCTGGCCGACGACGACGTCTTCAAGGGTGTCCTCGCCACGAAAACTCAGGCCCTCCTCGAAGGGGCCCTCAGCCGTGCCGCCCGCTGGCCCGGCACCACGACTCAGAAGAATCCCTACTTCAGCCTGCCGCTGGCGCTGCAACTCGAGGGCAAGTTCCGTGAGGCCTGTCAGACCCTCGATGTCATGGACGACGACCAATATCTGATGGACCTGCAGCAGGTGGATCTCTCGAAGTTTGGGCTGGCGGCGCTTTCGGCGGATACTACGCTGATGCGTCAGTCCGACGCGACGCTGTCTGACTACTATTGAGGTGGCTACACCATAGGAGGCATCACCAATGGCCGATCTGAAAACCTTGTTCTCCGACGCCGTCTGCCCCACCCCGGATGCCGGCTCCGGCTTCTCCGGCACCCCCGGTGGCCTCGATCAAGGCTCGGGTCCCAACGGCCTGACCGCCATCCCGTGGGCCGCCGCCCCCGTCCCGACGCCCTCCGGCGAAATGACCTCCTGCCCGGACCTCGGCGGCCCACCCATCAAGCAGGTGGACACCGGTGGCAGCACCTACGAAGGGCAGTCCCAGCAGGGGGACATCACCATGCCGCCGCTCCGCACGGTGGACAAGAAGTAGATGGCCGCCCGCAGCTTCAACCTGACGCTCGCCGCCACCCAGCAGCGGGTGTCGGATGTCTACGGCGGCACCCCGGGCTCGATCGATCCCAAGGTCGACATCCCCTACCGGCAGGTCTGGCTGCAGGCCTCGGGGGCTGCCGCCTTCATCGGGTCCGACCCCGCGGTCCTCTCCACCACCGTCTATGGCAACAAGGTGGACTCGGCCAACACGGGCTCCGGACTGGAGCTGGGCCCCTTCAACCAGGGGCCGATCAAGCTCTCCGATCTCTACGCCCTGGGGTCAGGCTCCACGCTCCACATCCTGGGGATCCCCTACTGATGAGGTGATCGCGGTATGGCCCTGGTCGTCCCCAACGCCGAGGAGGTTCGCGCCCTGACGGCGTGGCAGGGGGCGTCCGCGCCGTGGTCCCTGCGCCTGTTTGGCAACAACGCCACGCCAGCCGTCGGCAGTGTCGCCGCCGACTTCACCGAGATCGCCGGGGCGGGCTACGCGGCCATCAGCCTGCCGTCGGCGTCTTGGGCGTACACCCCCGGTGTCCCGACCGTTGCCCTCTACCCGGCCCAGACCTTCACCTTCACCGGAGCGATCAACGCCCCGGGGACCATCTACGGCTACTTCATCCTGAATGCCGCATCGCAGCTGGTCTTGGCTGAGCGGCTGGCCTCGCCCCCCTTTACCCCGGCGGTCAATGGGGACTCGGTGATCGTCGTGCCACGGATCACCTTGGTGCAGGTCTGATCCATGTCAACGGGAGGTACGGCCAATCCGATTACCTCGGCTCCTATCCTACAGGATGACTGGGTGATCGGAGCGAGTTCGGTTAACTTGCCTGGACCAGCGTCCACGCACATTCCACCCGAGCGGCTGATCTTCCCCTTCGACTTCTCGGCCATGGCGGGGCTGAACGCCCGGATGATCATCGCGCCGTTCCATCTGGAGTTCACGAGCTTTCTCCCGGGTGGTGGCCTTGATCAGTCCACGTACGAGTCTATCCCCCTCTTTGCCTCCGGCGCCGGGACACTCTACGCCGCGACAGCCGTGGAGAATGGGACGAATCAGTCGGGGGGGCACTCGACACAGCTGTGGGCTGGAAACTACAATGGGACGATCGATGGTACCTTCAACAGCGGGGGGGTCCCGAACTATCAGGCCGGTGGAGACGCGCGGTTTGGGTCGAGCTTTGCCAAGAGCCCAATTACCGGTAGCTGCTGGACGTACGCCGAACTCGCCGCGGGGGGCTTCGGCTTCGAGCAATTCATCTGGAATGTCAATCCCTCCAACGCCGAAACGATCAACGCAGGGCCTTGGCGCATCGACTGGACCGTCTGGGAATATCCCACCATCACCTCCATCGATGAGTCCAACGCAAACCCGGCTGGAGGGACCAGGGTCCACGTCAACGGGACGGAGTTTTACGGAGAGGGTACGGTTGTTGGTTTTGATGGGGGGGATAGCCCATCCTTCTTCTTCACTGATTCCGGGGTGCAGGTCCTCTTTGACGGTGTGCCCGGAACCTCCGTCCGCTGGTATTCTGACGGACGGGTGAGCGCGATTGCCCCGGCCCACGCCGCAGGCATGATCACTCTGACTGTCCGCCTCAGTTACACCGCCTACGGCTGCGGAACCCAAGATGCGACCTTTCCCTTCCAGTACGGGGCCTCACAGTCCGTGTCCATCACGGGTAGTGGTGGTGAGGCGCTGGGCGGTGGGATCGTCGGTGGCGGCTTCGATCTCTCAGGCTTCCATCTCGGCATCAATGGTGGGAATCCCACTCCCGGTGGAGCCCCGGCCTCGCTGGAAGGCTGCATCGTCACGGTCAGCCCGGGCACCGACTCCTCTGGAGGCTCAGGCTGCCTCCCCTCCCTCCCCACCGGCTCCGACTCCGCCGGAGGCTCCGGCTGCGGGGTGTCGCTCTAATGCCCTACACGACCCAGACCCTCGCCGCCCTCCGCGCCCGCCTCCAGCGAGCCTACGACTCGACCCCCTTCTGGTCCGACCAGGAGGCCAACGACGCGATCAACGAGGCCCTCTATTTCTTCAACCTCTACACCGGCTACTGGCGCGGCTCGGCCACCGCTCCCACCGTGGCGAACAACCCCTTCGTGAGTGTCCCCGGCTCCCTGACCTACCGTGCCCGCGTGACCCGTGCCGGCAAGACCCTCAAGCGGAAGTCCATCGTGGAGTTCTACCGGCAGCGCAAAAACTGGCGGACGCAGACCACGGCCAGCGGCGCTCCCGTGCCTACTACCGTTCAAGAGTGGGCCCCGATCGGCCTTGCCACCATCGCCATCTGGCCCGCCGACGCCGCCGGTGGCACGACCCTGACCTTCGAGGCGATCCGGATCACCCCCATCCTCACCGCCGACGGCTCTCTCTTGGATCTCGGTGACGAGGAGATCCAGATCCTCCTCGATGAGTCCCTCTATATCCTCGCCTTCAAGCGTCCCTCGATCCTCCCGGCCTTCAAGCCCCGGCATCTGGCCTTCCTCGCCGCCTGTGTCGAGCGCAACGACCAGCTCCGGGCCTCGAGCTACTTCAGACAAATTTTAGGCCTCGATCAGGAGCAGCGGCTGGAACCGGCCAAGGTGGCTGCGTCGCCTGCCGAGGAGGCGCCCGCAGCCCCATGAGCGTCCTCTACACCACCATTTATTCCCAGATCCAACGGGTCACCCTCGAGAATGCCGGGGACGGCGGCGCCACGTGGCCCTCGGGCATGTGGACCGTCAACGAGGTGGTCAACGCCCTGCACGCCAGGGAGGACCGCTTCCTCGCCGCGACCGATCTCATCTGGACCCGGCTGGAGACCGCCATTACCACGGGCCAAGCTGACCAAGCGGCTCCTGCGGATTGGATCGCCACCATTTTCATCGCCCTCAAGTCCTCCGCCGGCCTCTACCGCGAGCTCTCCAAGATGGACACCCTCGAGCTGGACTACATCCGCTCCACGTGGCCGGGGACCTCCTCCGCCACCCCCCTTGGGTACTATGAAAGTGATGGGGCCACCCTCACCACCTACGTCGCCCCGATCCCTACCGATCCCGGCAGCGCCCTGGAGCGCTATTATGTCGCCAAGGGGGATCCCAACGGGACGACCTCCGTGGTCCCCGATGAATTCACCCCCATGCTGAAATACGGCATCCTCGCCGATCTGCTCAACAAGGTGGGGCAGGCCTCCAACCCGACCCTCGCTGCGGCGTGCGAGGAGCGGTGGCAGGAGGGATTGGCCATGGGCCAACTCATGGCGACGGAAGGCTGGCTCGCCTTATGAGCCAATCTTGGCCTGCTGCGGCGCCTGACCCCTTCGAGACTCCGATGCGCCGGATCGGCCGCCGGCTGCTCAACCTCACCAAGCCCCTCACCGATCTCGATCCCGAGGAACTCTCCCGCGCGATCAATGTCCGCTGCCTCACCGGCGGTCCCCTCGAAGTCCGCCCCGGTGAAACGGCCCTCGGCACCACGACCGGCACCGACAATGTCCATTCCCTCTTCCGCCTCAACGACCCGGCCAACTCGGCCTTCGCCCGACTCGCCGGCAGCGCCACCGCCCTCTACCGGGGCACCACCGGCGCCTTCACCTCTGTCGACACGGGTTATTCCGGCGACCCCCTGACCTTCTGCGGGGTCACCCTGCCGCTCACCGGCCTGCCCTTCGTCTTCATCGGCGACCGGAACAAGATGCGGAAGATCGACCGGACCAACGCCATTCAGACCATCGGCTTGGGCGACGGGGCCCTGACCTCGACCGCCCTCGGCACCCAGCTCAATATCTCGATCGCCCAGTTCCAGCTCTCGGATTCCACCGATGCCGCCGCGTGGACGATGACTGCGGGTGTCGACACGGCCGGCACGGCTGCTGGCGCTCCGACCGCCGCCGACACCGGCCCCGTCGGCGACAAGGCCGTCTCCTTCACCACGGCTCCCGGTGGCGCCGGTGCAGGCCTCGGCTACTCCTCGATCGTCTCGATCGCCAGGACCCTCAACCTCACGGCCTTCCCCGGCCCCGTCACCGTGGAGGACGACGACCTGATTGCGTTTGATGCCGCGATTAATTCCGACCTCAACCTGATCGATTCCTACAGCGTCTACCTCGTCACCTCGACCTTCACCGCCGGGGTGATCCCGGGTACCTCCGGCTCCCAGAATCTCAACGCCTACTACCACACCTTCACCGGCACCGATCTCCAGTCCCTGGTCCGGTGGGGCAACCTGGGCTTCCCGCTGCGCCGCGGCGACTTCCTCCGGATCGGCACCGACCCGGCCGCCACGTGGGCCACCGTCACCGGCATAGTCATAGTCATCCAGACCTCGACCAACCGTGCCGCGACCATGACCTTCAACGGGATGTACGTGGAGGGTGGGGCGGACCCTGATGTCACCGATCCGACCTCGGTCCCCTACGACTACCGGGTCAGGAATTTCAATCCCTCCACTGGCACCAGGGGTAATCCCTCCGCCGTGCAGGCCGAGGCGAACTTCCTCAGCCCCCTGCGCCAGCCGGTCACAGTCACCCCCACCGCCACCGGCACCGCGGCCCTGCGGCAGGAGATTTTCCGGAGGGGTGGGTCTCCGGCTGCCGCCCAAGACTGGCACTACATCGGGGTCAATACCTCCGACGGCGGGGTCTTCTCCGACACCGTCTCCGACGAGACCGCGCTCACCGGAGAGGTCCTCGAGATCGACAATGACCAGCCGGTCACCTCCGTGAATAGCTCCGGGGTCACCGTCAAGAACACCATCGTCCCTGTGTTTTTCCTGGTGGAGGATTACTGCTTCGCCCTCGGGGATCTCCTCCAGCCCGGCCGTCTCTACCGCTCGAAGAGGAGTAGGCCGGAGAATTGGCCCGCCACCTCCTACACCGACGTCTGCGCCGCCAGCGAGGAGCTGATGAACGGCGGGATGATCGGCTCGGCGGGGTTCTGCTTCTCGCGCACCCGGATGTACGCCATCCTCAACAACTCCGACGGCACCTTCACGACCGAACCGACCGAGTGTGCCGAGGGGATGGTCGGCCGGTGGGCGATGGCCGAGACCCCCTACGGGATCGCCTTTGTCAGTCCCTTCGGTGTCCGCCTGACCAGTGGAGGCGTCCCGGCCCCGCTGTCCGACGAGCAGATCGGCCCACTTTTCCGCGGGCAGGCCGCTAATGGCTTCAACGCGATCGACCTCACCGTGCCTACGGCGTTAAAATTGGAGTATCACGACACAGAGCTCTGGCTGACCTACGCCGACACCGGTGGCACCCGCCGGCAGCTCATCTACAACTTCCTGGATAAAAATTGGCGCAGCTACCTCTTCGGCACCACTATTTCCACCGCCTACAGCGAACCCATTCAAGGGGGCGCCGCCAGCCTGCTCCTCGGCTCCTTCGCCGCCGGAGGCATCTACACCCACAGCGGCTTCTCCGACCTCGGCTCGGGCATCGCCTACACCATCCGCACCGGCGCGCTCGACTTCGGCGATCCGGCCTTGGAGAAACTCTTCTCCCAGATCCGGCTGGAGGCGGAGATCTTCACCTCCACCCTGACCGTGCAGGCCTTTCTCAACGCTGAGGCCACCACGGTGACAGCGCAGACCATCGTCGGCACGGCGGGGCTCAAGCCCTATAATTTCGAGCCCTTCGGCACCACCCCCATGCGGGCCCGGACGGTGAGCGTCGAGTTCCGTGGCACGGCTCCTACCTCCGGCCGCCCCTACTGGACCGTCGCCGGGGTCTCCCGCCAGCTCCAGCCAATGATCGTCTACAACGAGGCGACCCCGTGGGAGGAGCTCCCCGGTGGCGAAGGCTATCTCTGGGGGTGCCTCATCACCTGCGACACCGGCAACACGGCCCGCACGATCGAGGTGGAATACACCACCAACAACGGCTCGATCACCTCCGCCGCCACCCTCTCCATCACCGCCGATGGCCGGAAGAAGATCCCCTTCTCCTGGGGTGCCGTCCTCGCGCAACAAGTCCGCCTCCGCCCCACGGGCACCTGCATCCCGTGGATCCGCTTCAAGGTCGAATGGCTCTCCGATCCTGAACCCCCCCGCGTCCCCGGCTGGAACACCAACTGGGAGTCCTTCGGCTCCCTCTCGGACAAGTGGCTCAAGGGCATCCTGCTGGAGGCGGATACCTTCAACGTGGCTAAATCTGTGGTGGTCGACATCGATCAATCTCTCGCCGCGGTCAACCTCGGGTCCCTCACCTTCAACGGTCGCACGATCCAGCACCTCGCCTTTGCCAAGCAGAAGGGACGCCTCTTCCGCCTCCGGGCGACCGACGCCAACTACGGCAAGCTCTACCGGTGGCACCCCATTTTCGATGAGGAGCCCCTCGCCCTCACCCGGTGGGAGACCGAGGAGATCACCCACGGGATCTCCGGCTGGTCCAAACCCCTCGAAGCCTGGGTCACCCTCAGATCCTCCGGCACCGTCACCCTGACCATCACGGCCTACAACGCCAGCGGCACCGCCTTGGATACCTCGGCCTACCAGATCACCACCACGGCCGGGGCCAAGATCAAGAAGCGGGTGCTGCTCAACCCTTCCAAGGGCGTCCTCTTCACCTACGTCTTTACCGCCAGTGCCGCCTTCACCCTCTACCGGGAGGAATCGGAAGTGCTGGTGGAGGAGTGGCTGAGCGGGCAGGCCGACTGGGTCCGACCGTTTGGGTCAGATGATTTAGACCCTCAGCGGCCTATGGGCGGGACTACGTTGGTTCCTAATCAGGTCCCTGTATGAGCTCGCCGTCTGTTTGCCGCGGTCGTTCGTTCCGACTGAAGGCACCCACAACTTTGCGTCCATCCACTCCGAAGTTTGCCGATGTCCGTGACGATTTCTCGCCCGCAGTCACATCGACAGCGCCAGAGCGTAATTCGTTTTGGTCTGCGAGGGAGAGCCTCCAGTGCAGTCAGACGGCCGAATCTCTGTCCTCGCAGGTCCATACGCTTGGCACCATTGCGGCGGGACAGTACCTGTTCCTTCCACGTCTCCCATCGGCAGTTCTCAGGGGAATAGGGTCCATCGCTGTTGATCCGTCCCAATGTCTGTTTATTCGGTGGACGAGGCCCCATGTCTCCCACGAACGCAGGGTAGCTTATCAGCCAGCGGTCGCACATCGTGACACCACGGCCGCCGTAGAATCGGTACGAGCGGTTCTTGGGGTTAGTGCAACGGTTCTTTGCAGCCCACCACGCTTTGTACTCAGGCTTCCGAGCTGTGCTGGCCATTCGGGTATGTTAACATGACTCGGCAGGATCGACAGTAAAATGGCCGGGTACCCCTATACGTCGCAGGTTGAGGACTCGCCCACCCGGAAATCCCTGATCGCCGCCTTCGATCAGCTGACCAAGGCCCAATCGGATCTCGCTACCCTGATCGCCCGGGTGGACACCTTGGAGACGCCCGCCCCGGCGGCCCCCTCGACCACGACGATCGTCAGCACCGGCGGTGGCGGCGGGGGCGGCGGCCCGGCCTTCGGTTCCTTTGGCCCCGGGGATCTCATCGCGGTCGACTCCGCCTCCACCCTGATCGGCCTCCCGGACGTCATTGCCGGCAACGTCCTCCTGAGCGGCGGGATCAACACCCTCCCCTCGTGGGGGAAGCTCCAGCTGGCGACCCATGTGATCGGCACCCTCGCCGTCAACCACGGTGGCACCGGCCTGACCACCTACGCCGTCGGCGATCTCCTCTACGCCAGTGGTGCCGCGGCGCTCTCCCGCCTCGCTGACGTCGCCGCCGGATCCTATCTCCGGAGTGGCGGGGTGGGCGCCGCCCCGGTCTGGTCCACTCCGACCCTTCCCAATTCCGCCACCACCGGTGATCTCCTCTATGCCTCGGCGGCCAACGTCTACAGCAACCTCGCCGATGTGGCGACCGGCAACGCCCTGATCTCCGGCGGGGTGGGAGCCGCTCCCAGTTGGGGCAAGATCGGCCTGACCACCCATGTCTCAGGGGACCTCCCCTTCTCCAGCTTCGTGCAGGCCAGCGCCGCCTCCAAACTCGTAGGCCGTGGGAGTGCCAGCGGAGCCGGGGATTTCGAGGAGATCACCCTCGGCACCGGCCTGACCATGACGGGCACGACTCTCAGCGCTAGCGGTGGAGCGCCCGGAGGGTCCAACACGCAGGTTCAATTCAACAACTCCGGTGCCTTCGGGGGTGACGCCGACCTGACGTTTGTCACCGATACCCTCACCGCGACCAAGCTCGTCGCCCCGACCTCGGTGAGTACCCCCTCGATCATCACGGCCTCGGGTGCCCTGACGGTTACCCCAGCGGCGGGGTCAAATCTTAATATCGCGCTCTCCACCACTGGGGATTTTGCTGTCAACACCAGCCAGCTATATGTGGACACTAGCGCGGCGAAGGTGGGAATAGGCACGACGAGCCCAACGGGGATTTTTCAGGTGGGCGGAAGCACCAACACTGATTATCCCTTCTATGTGACGCAAGGTTCCTCTGCGGGGGCGTTTACCGGTTCTTACGAGGTAGAAATCCGCACGTTTGCTCAGGCCGCGCTCCACGGTATGTTGATATGCCACAACGAAGGGACGGCCGGGCGCCGGATTCTTGATTTAGCGAACAGCAGTGGGGTGGTGGTGCAGGTTGACGGGCTGGGGAAGATCCTCGGCCCCAGCGGGAGTGCGTCCGCGCCGACGTTTTCGGCCAACACTGATGCCAACACCGGCATGTATTTCGATGGGGCCGATGCCCTGAAATTCTCCACCAACGGCACCCTCCGCCTCAACATCTCCAGTACCGGGATCCACACCATGTCGGCCTATGGTGCTGGGACTGCGACGTTTGATGCCGCCGGGGTGATCTCCTCGACCTCGGACGAGCGGCTCAAGGACATCCAGGGGTCCTACACGGGGGGCCTCCCCGAGGTCCTTCACCTCGATCCGATCCGCTTCCGCTACCGCCCTGAGTCGGGCATGGAGACCAGCCGCACCTATATCGGCTTCTCGGCCCAGAACGTCATGCGGGTGATCCCCGGAGCGGTTGGCAAATCCCCCTTGGGCTACTACTCCCTGAACGACCGGGGGATCCTCGCCGCGCTGGTCAACAGCGTGAAGACCCTGCAGGAGGAGATCGCCATCCTCGCCGCAGCGTTGGGGCAGCCCCTGCCAGACCTCACGCCGATCTATCATGAGGGCGAGGATGGGATTATCCTGCCCGTGTTGGAGGATCTCCATGGCTGAATCACTCACCCTCTCCGCCCCGGTCACCCCACCCACCCTGACCGAGTGGCGTGTGGTCCGGATGGATCTGAACCGGGAGGAGCAGATTGTGTATCTGGCGGTGCGATCCAATACCGGGGCGCGGGTAGAGCGGACCGAGCGGGGGCAGACGGCCCTTGACCTCCTGATCGCCCTGAACAAGGCCAACCTGACCATCAAATCGCTGGAGCGGCGGACCTTGGAGTACCTCCAGACCAAGGGAGACCTCCCCGCCGGCTCCGTAACAGGGACACCTGACTGATGCCACCTGACTCCAACGGCCATCACCCACTCGATCCGCTGGTCTACTACCGGTTCAAGGCCGCGGTGCTGGCCCTGCAACTCTTCGACGCGCAGGTCATGGCCAGCCGCGCCGCGCTGCTCGAGACCTACACCCGGACCTGCACCGAAGCGGGGCTGGATCCGGCTCTGCCCTACGTGCTGCGGGATGCCGACACCAGTGTGAGCCTTAGAGATCGCCCCACATGACCAGAGCCTTTCTCCTGCCCCTGGATCAGCGTGCGCGTCTCAGAGAAGCGGGTGGTCCCTTGGCCGAGGCCGATCTCACCCAACTCGATCTGGAAGCCCTGCCAGTGGTGGAGGTCGATGGGTCGATCGTCGCCTACTGGCCCATTTTCTACGCCCTGCACCTTGAGCCACTCTGGATCGTCGAGGATCAGCGGGCCCGGCGGCCGGTCGTCAAAGGGTTGCTGGACCTGATGCGGGAGTCCCTTGCCCTCATCGGCAAACCAGTGGCCTTCGCGGTGATCGACCCTGACACCCCAATTTTAGCCTTGGCCGAGCGTCTGGGATTTGACCGAGTCCCGGGAGATCTCTACTATGTGACCGCGCCGGCCGTGCCGCCGGTGGAGGTGTAGCCCTATGGCTGCTGCCGCAGTCCCCGCCGCGATCAAGATCGGCTCCATGGTTGGGGGATCCCTCCTCGCCAAGAAGCTCTCCGGCCCCACCAGGGAGCAGAAGGCCGGGATGGCCACGACCCAAGGGGCGGCGACCCAACTCGGCACCGCCGCTCCTCAGCTGATGGGCCAAGGTCAGCAGCTGACCCAGCAGGGGGCGGGGTATGCCGGTGCCGCCGGGAACTACTACCAGAAGCTCCTCGGCTCCAGAGCAGGATTGCGGGAGGCGACCGCCCCTGATACGGCTGCGGCGCTCGACTACTACAAGGGAGCCGCTGGCAGCATCGGCCGCACGATGACCGGCGGCGCCCGGGACAACGCGCTGGCCGAGCTCGAGCGGGACAAGGCTGGCAAGCTCGCCCTGATGCCCGCCATGGCTCGAAGCGCCGCCGCCACCGGTGCCGTCGGCGCCTCCGCCCCCTTCTTCCAGGCCGGCGCCAGCCAGTCTGGCCAGGGGGTCTACGCCGGTGGCACCGCGGCCCAGGCCGGCAATGCCCTCTACAACCAGGCCTCGGATCTGGCCGAGCAGCAGCGGAAGGCCGGCTCCTCCTACGGCAACATGATCTACGACGCGGTGAGCGGCTGGAAACCACGGCTGCCCGGCGGCGGGCGCGCTCCCCGCGGCGGCCTCAACCCGGGTGACATCTTCCGCGGGGGGGTCGGCTTCTGATGCCCGGCAGTCCCTTCTACAGCGGTCTCTTCGAGGGCTTCCAGGGCCGTCGGCAGAGCGAGTACGAGCGCAACCTCGAGGCGGAGGGGAAGGCGCGGGAGGCGGAATCCAACGTCTACAAATACCTCCTCCAGTCGACCGATCCCAAGATCCAATCCCTCGCCATGGCAGGACTCTTCGAGAGTGCCCGCCCCGGGACCCGGGCCAAGGGGCTGCGGGGGTTCATGGGCGAGGTACAGGGCGGGGAGATTTACCCGCAGATTCTCTCGGCCATGGAGGAGCAGGTTCCCGATGCCGGGACGCCCTCGGCCAAGCCCCAGAGTGCCGCGCTCCCCTCGACCACCCCGGTCCACGGTGGGCCGATCGGGACCACTCCGCCCCAAGGACCACCGGCTGCCGCAGCGATGCCGCAGGTGCCAGAGGACATCACGGCCGCCTTGGGGATGGGGGCTCCGGAGTCCGGGTTTGGGGCCCCGGCCCCGGGCGGTCCTGCGGGTATGGGCATGGTTGGACAAGCTCCGCCGGAGCACCCGACTCACCGCCGCGGCACCGGTGTCCCGACGGCTGAGGAAGTAGCCGCACGGACGATGCGGGCGCAGTTACAGGCCCGGATCCAAGTAGCGACCGAGTCCCTGACCGAGGCCGGAGCCACCCCCGACGAGATCCAGCGGACGATCATGGGCATGATGGGGGCGCCGCAGAATGCCCGGATGTTCGATACCCCGACCTTCGCGGTCATCGACCCAACGACCAACCAGCCCACCCCGGTCTCCTTCGACCACACGACCGGCAGGTTCGCCTTCCCGGATGGATCGCCAGTGCCACGAGGAGCCAAGTATGTCCGGATGGCCGGGAGTGCCGGTGCTCCGCTGACGACCAAGATCCCCGACACACCCGAGGGCCGTCAGTATCTCATCGCCAACGGAGCCGACCCGGTTGAGGTCAATGCCGGCAGCCCCACCCACTACTGGAAGCTGGTGACCAAGCCCGATGGCACGGTTGGTGTGCAGGCGGATATATTCGTGCCTCCTCCAAACTTCATCGGCACCGCCCAAGGCCTCGACGCCAATGGCAACCCGGTGTTGTTTGGTGTCCCCCGAGGCGGGGGGGCTCCGGGACCGGGCAATATCATTGCCCCAGCGGTGACCGGCCAGCCGACCGAGGAGCAATCGAATGCCGCCGCCCTCCTTGCCGAGATCAACGAGGCGGTCAAGGCCGCCGAAGCCCCGGTCTACCCCGGCCAGCCGCCCCAGCGTCTCACCCCGCTCCAGCGCGACACTATTGCCCGTGAACGTGCCTCGGCCGCCAGACTCCCCTACACCACCTACTACGAGGTCCAGCAGGCCGCCCGGCAGCAGCGGCGGCCCTCACCCTCCCCGACCACCCCGAAGCCTGCCGCGGTGCCTGGAGGCGGCGGGAGCGCCATGAGCTTGGCCGATCAGGTGCGGGCGGATCTCCTCGCCCAGCAGGCTGGCAGGGCAGGTGCGGCACCAGCGCCACCGCCCGCCGCCGCCCCACCCGCCCGGGCCCGAGGGGCTGGCCCCGCAGGTCGCTAGATGCCCGGCGAGCGCTTCCATCCCACCGCGGTGGCGGGGAGCTACCGTCGGCTCAACCCCGGGAAGTTCGATGAGTTCACCGACGCGGAGCTGATCGACTCCATTAAACGGATCGATCCCCAGACCTACCAACTCATCGATCCCCAACTCCTCGGGGCGGAGATCCTCGGCGACTCCCGGAAGACTCCACCCCCTCCACCCACTGGTGACGAGGTCCCGAAGCCCTTGGGCATCTATCACCCGCCCCCCTCCAACCTCGACGTTGCCTCGCAGACCGCCCTGCGACTCGGTGGCGGCGCGGTCGGGGGCTTCGTCGGTGGACTGACGACCACCCCTTCCATCTTCGGTGTCCCCGTCGGTGTCACCGCTGGTATCGCATCCGGCTTGGGTGCCGGGGAGATCGCCGCCCAGAAGTACGCCGACTATATGGGGGTTGGCCCCCCGGAGATCGACTGGCCATCTGTGGGGGTGCAAGGGGCCTTGGGGTTGGTCCCCTTTGGAGAGGTCGCTGGCATGGGTCCGGTGGCGGCGACAGCCGTGCGAGCCGGGCAGAACGCCTTGCTGGGCACCGCGGGCACCCTCGCCGAGGATGTGACCCACGGGCGTCGTCCCACGGCGGGCGAGGTGGCCACGGCCGTAGCGACCGGCGCGGTGTTTGGTGGCGCGATGCACGGGGCCGGTGCGGTCTACGGCGCCGCCCGCAACGCCGCCCCCTCCTTCGCCCCGGAGACCTTCGACCTGCCAGCCGGCGCTGCCCCACCGCCCTCCGCGCCTGAGCTGGCCCAGACCGCCGCCGCCGTCCGGCAGCTCGAGGCCCAGGAGATCTCCAAGGAATTTGCGAAACGAGGCTGGTCGATCCCGGCGGCACAACGGGGGACGCTGGCGTACGGGCAGGAGGCCAAGGCCTACCTGGAAACCATTGCCGGGCTGGTGGAACAGGAGGGGGTGCCGCCGATGATGCCGGAGGTCGGGCCTGTGCCTGCGGCGCCTCCTCCCCAGAAGCTCCTGCCGCCCAGCCCCATCATTGGCTACGGCCCCGAGGGTCCGCCCCCCTCCGATTTCGTCGTCCCAGGGACGCCCCAGCGCGGCGTGCAGGCCCAACCCACCATCGATCGGCTCGGGGAGCAACTTGAATCCAACTTGGGTACCGGCCCGGAAGGCCCGCCGCGGCTGAGCACCACCCGACAGATCGCCCTCACGCCGCCGCCGGAACGTCCTCCGATCGCTACAGACAGGCCGCTACTTGAGGGTGGAACGCCTCCCGAACGCCCCCAGACACAGATCCAGAAGCCCGCGACGCCCGGCCAGCCCTATCTCCCTGAGGCCACCCGGCCCCGGCCGCTCGATCGGACCTACGCCGAAGGGCCCAACGCCGGCCCGCGGCGCGAGAACGAGCCCCATGGCGTGCCCCGGCCCTACAAGCGGAAGGTCTACACCCCGGGCTCGTCCAAGACCCGCTACGAGAAGCCCCAGGATGTGACCGCCGAGGACCCCGCGACCTACCCGCCGGAGGTCCGCCGCGAGATGGCCCGGATGGTGGCCGAGCTCGAGGAGTTCCAGTGGCAGCCGGGGAAGTACATCAGTATGCCCTCGGGCACGGGGAACCGGCACAGCGGCTGGTCCCACTACATCGCGCCCAATACGTGGGCCCCGGTCTCGGAGGATATCTACCTGCACCTGCCCCAGCGTAGCCCGGACCGGGCGACCTTCCTGCCGGCGATCCGGGAGGCGCTACTGGAGGGGAAGGGGAGTCTGATCTCGGACGTGGCGGCGAAGATCGCCCGGGAGCGGCTAGCGGAAGAGGCCGCCGGGACCGCGATGGCCCACCGGACCTACAAGGCCGCACTGCCCCCGGGGGCTGGAGACGACATCATCGGCTGGATCGATGAGGCGGGGAACCGGGCCCTGCCGGATCAGGACCTCACACCGGAGCAGCAGGAAGTCCGGGAGATGTCGACTGACGAGATCCGGGCCTACCTGAAGATCCGGGAGGAGGGGCTGTTGCCACAGGATGAGTGGGGGCAGGCCTTTGAGCGGGCGCTGGTGAACGAGGCGACGCGGAAGGGGCTGATCCGGCCGGAGCAGCAGAACCTGACGATGGAGGGGCCGGGCGGAGCGAAGGGACCGACCCTCTTTGATTTCGAGGGGGAGGAGCCGCCGGAGAAGCCGAAGGCCCTCGGGGGGAGCGCCGCCGATGATGCCCTGATCGCCGAGCTCAACGACGAGATCCGGAAGACCCGGGACCTGGAGTTTGTGGATCCCAACGAGCCGGCCAACGCGCGGCTGCAGCGGTTTGCGGGGGAGACGGCGCCGGAGCAGCCGGCGCTGCCTGGAGCCGAGGGTGTGCGCGAGCAGGAGATCCCTACCCCCGAGGTGGCCGAGGCCCCCTTCGCCCTGACCCCCGAGGCCGCCCCTCCCTCGAAGCCTGTGCAGGAGTCCCTCTTCGGCGCACCACCCGCCAAGCCCCGCACCCCCGAAGTCGTCTCGGCCGAGCCTGAATTGCCCATCGGCGAGCGCCGCCCCCCCTCCCTCTTCGACCGCCTGATGGACGAGGAGGGGGTCCTGATCATCCCCAAGAAGCTCGCCGGTGATCGTGCCGGCTTCAAGAAATGGCTGGCTGATCAAGAGAAGGATCATGGTGACGAATCGTGGTTTAACCAGGCCGAGGAGGCCATCGCGGCCGGGGATCATGATCGCGCGTGGCGGATCGCCTCGGCCGCCGGGGTCCGATCCTTCGCCAAGGCTGCCGCCGCCGCCTCCACCCCACAGGAAGAGGAGGCTCTCAGACGTGCTGTTAAAGGGACCGCGCTGCAGGCAGACATCCAGACCCAGATCGTCGGGCAGGCCCGGCGCCGGAGTATCCCCAAGGCCGAGCAGGCCCCCTACGTCCCGGACTTCCCACCCTCGGCCAGAGTCTCGCAGGCCGGTGCCGCCAGAGGCCGCGCCACGATCGGGCCCGCAGGCATCGTCAACCCCGGCCCGCCGCAGCGCCCGCTCGAAGGGAAGTACACCGACTTCACGCTGAGCCGCACACTCCAGAAGACCCTGATCGAATCCACTGACCCCAAGCTCCTCCACCTGATCCCGGGGAACACGGACACCAACCTCCGGCTCTACCGGCAGATTGCGGACTTGGCGTTCCAGGGAGTGAACACCAAGGAGCTGAAGCAGTATCTCAAGCTCTCGGACGAGGAGATCGCCCAGCACTTCCTTCGAGCCCCGGCCGAGGCGGCGCGCACCCTCCAGCAGCTCTCGGCCTTCCGGCAGATCCACGCCAAGACTCTTGACCGTGCGGCCGAGGCGATCTCCTTTGGCGGCGCCCTCGAGGGCCTGATTGGCCGGGAAGGCCCACCGACCATCGTCGGCGCTCGTGGCCGGGTCATCGGGCGGGTGGGGCAGATCGAGGCCGAGCGCACCCTCGAATCCCTCGCCGAGGAGACCCGCAGCTTCGATCAGATCATGCTCGCCGACACGCTCCAGAAGCCGGCCAAGCAGTCCGAGATGAACCTGATCCAAGCGGCCTCCTACCCGTTCATGATCTCGCAGATCGCTACCGCCGAGCGCAACGCCCTGACCCAAGCGGGTCGCTACGGCATGGATACCTTGGACGAGGCGCTGACGATCCCGCTGGCCAAACTCCATGAGGTGGCCACTGGCAACCGGGGCCCGCTGGAATCGGCCAAGGCCTCGACCCAGTATCGTCTTGCCGCCATCCGTCGACCCGGCGCCTACGTCACCCCGCGCCGCTCGTGGAAGGCCACGGTGCAGGACATCTACGACATCAGCGCCGACACCCTCTCGAAGATGTCCCCGGAGGACGCCCGGGCCACCCTGAAGATGCTCCTCGAGTTCCCGACCGACGCCGCGCACTTCCTCGGCTGGGCCTCCTCCGCTGGAGAGTTTGAAGGGGCCAAGGGGCCCTCCTCCTCCACGCTGGTGAATTGGGCGCTCAACCCCAAGGTGCAGCGGTGGCTCACCGTGTTCAACCGGGCCCAGGAGTTCACCGGCCGGGCGCTGGTCTTCGATGCCTCGATGCGGTCGCAGATCGCCACCAAGGGCCTCAACCCCTCGGAGGTGCTCCAGCTCCCGACCCCGGAGATCGCGCAGGCTGTGGGGGGCGTGTCGATCCTCGATGACATGGTCCACGCCGCGGTGGCCTCCTCGCTCGAAGCGACCTTCGCCGGCCGGGCGGCAGCCAATTCCATCCCCGGGGCACTGCTCCGTATGGTGAATCAGGCCGGCTTCCTGAAGCTCGGCTATCCCTTCCCGAAGTTCAACCTCTCGGCCGCCCCGCGCTACATCTGGGACCACGGCCCCTGGGCCCTGATGGACCTGGTCCGCTTCCCCCTCGATGCCGCCGGCCTCTCGCCCAGTGAGTTCTTCGTCCCCGGGGCCAAGGGGCGGCTCTACCGGGGGGTACGGGCCGAGAAGTACCGCCGCGTCGACATCCCCGAGGCAGTAGGCAAGCGGCAGCTGGCCGAGGTGCGCCTCAGTGCCTCGGTGCGCGAGCTGGCCTCGACCCGGCGGGAGCTGGCGGTGCGGAACCGGATGGTCGACCGGCTCCAGCGGAAGGCCCAAGCGGGTCTCCCGGACATCCAGACCACCTTGGACCAAGCGACCGAGCTCCGGGACCAGTTGGCCCGGCGGGTGGAGCGAGTCCGCGGTGAGGTCGACACCCACGAAGGCACCATCCGGGATCTCCGGGCGCAGGAGGAATCACTCCTCGATGACGTCTACGATGCCGAGGGAATCAGGGCACCCAACCTGCCTCAGTACTTCGCGCGGATCGCCACCGGGACTTTTGCCAATCTCGCGGCGGCCCTAGTGATCCGGAGTATGCCCGGGGCGCAGGGGACCAAGTGGTACCAGTACCAGATCGATGATCCGCGGACGATGGTCGATGGCAAACCCAGGGATCCGGTCACGCTCGACTTCCGGCCGTTCGCGCCCTACGCCCAGTATCTCTACGTTGCCGACGTCATGCGGGACTTCGAGCAGCACACCGACTGGGACAAGGTGAAGGCGGATATGGCGGAGAACGCCGGCCCCGTGGAGTGGTCCCGCTCGATGTGGCAGCACTACACCGGGAAGTACACCGGGCAGGAGCTCGGGGGCCAGTTCGCCGAGGCCTTCCTCTCGATGTCGCGGGCGGCGGGGACCACTCTGACGATCCTCGATCTGCTGAAGGCCAACGGCTGGCCGTCCCCGGCAGAAGCGACGGATGCCGTCGTCGGGACCATCGGTCAATTTTTAAGTCGGTTCACGGTGCCGCTCCGCACCGCCAAGGATGTCCTCGGGCAGGTCCTGCCAGAGGAGGCCAAGGCTCGAATCGTCCCCCGGGCCACACTGGAGGAGAAGACACGCCCCCTCGCCGCTCCGCTGGCCAACGTCCCCTTCCTCTCGCGGGTAATCCCCGAGCGGATCTCCCAGACGACCGGGCAGCCTGTCGCCACGGAGTTCCCCTTCCTCCGAGCCATGGCGGGTATCGGTGCGACGCCTCGAGACTTCGTCACCGAGGAGGTGCAACGGATCGGGGTGAATCCGCAGTCCGTGTTCATCCGGGAGACTGGGGACTATCCCTTAGATCGGCTGGTGGCGGAAAATTATTCGCGGATCCTCCAGCGCGAACTGCCCAAGATATTTGAAGCCCCTTTCTACACCGCACTGGGCACCCCGGCCGACCAGCGGGACTACCTCCAGCAGTGGATCTTCCCCAGCTTCAAGCGGTGGGCACTGGGTCAGGTACGGCAGCAGGTGGGGGAGCCGGAGTATCAGGGGGCCATGGTGCGGGGCGAGGCGGCTCGGAAGCAGCAGCGGCAGCGGGAGCTGATCGATCGGCTTACGGCTGAGTTGGGTCCGGCACCACCAACCGATACGGGGGGCGAGCCCGAGACGCCAGATCTGCCACCGGGGCCGCCACCGGGGCTGGGGCCGGCGGCCTTCGGACCTCCTCCTGCAGGACCATAGGGCGGACGAGCCGATAGTAGGTGTCCGCCTCCCGGATCTCAAACCCATCCAGCAACCGGTACAGCTCGGCGAGGTAGGAGGGCTGGCGCTGCCCCTCGACGTAGTAGAGGCGGTAGAGCTCGAGGGCCTTCGCCACGGCGTCAGAAGGGGATGAGCGCTTCGCCAAGCAGCAGCTCCACAAACTCACCGATCCCCGGATTCATCTCCTCCCGGTTGCCGGCGACATTGAGGATCACCTCCCCCTTGGGCGTCCAGAGGAAATCCCGTGCCCGGTCGATCGGGTTGTAGCTCACAGGCTCCGGCCACGGGATCCAGAGCCACGGTCGCTTGGTGCCGTACATCGGCCCGCAGAGCCGCTGGGTGAGGTTGGTCCCTGCCGACGGCCTCCCCACGATCAGGGTCCGGTGGCTATCCCGGATGTTCCAGTGCGTCCGTGTCGGGTAGCCGGCGACCGGGCATTCCTGCAGGCCGTAGTCGGCGAGCCACGGGGCGGGGCCGGCCTCGGTCTTCCACCCCTTGGGCGCCCAGCCACCGGTGGGGGTGCCGTCAGCCTTGGCTGCACGGAGGGCGGCTTGGTCGGCACCAGTTTGCCCCCCGCTGATAATTTTGGCGATCATCCGCCGTGGTCCATCGTGACGACGAGATCCCCAAGCCGCTGCACGATGTCCTTGGGAGCCCCGATCACCACAATCGGGTTGCTAATCGGCAGGACAACGAGGCGGGTCTTGTCAGGGGTGACCTTCCCCTCCTGCGTCGCCTCCTCGATGAGGGCCACGGTCGCCGGGTTGACCCAGCAGACGCGACCGCCGACCTTGGTCAGTTCAACAAATCTGGTCACGGGGGTCCTCAAATGGCAGTAGTAGTTGTACCGGACACGTTGGACAGAAGGCCGCCTGCTCACCGGTCGCCCACAGGAACGCACAGCCGCAGGGGTACTGGAGGATCCACTCCAGAGCCAGCCAGTCCGTGACGCGGTGACTCACCTTGATCATGCCACCGTCCCCATTTCCTCGAAGTCCTCTTGGTCGATCTCCTCGACCGGCCAACTCTCACCCTCCGTCCCCACCTCCGCAAACAGCGGCAGCGCCAGCCCCTCGGTGTCCTTCCAGTTCTTCCCCACCTTGGCATCGGCACCGATGGCCAGGTACTCTCCCATCCCCCACTCTGCCGGCAATGGCTGCTCCAGAATCGGCCGCTGCATCTCCCGGGCGACCGCCTCGACCACCCGGTCCCACATTCTATCTGGCACCTCCAGCAGCAGGGAGTCATGGATGGGGGCCCGCAGCGGAGTCCTGCCGAAGTAGCAGTCCCCGATATAGGAGGGGTGATCCGGGTGGGCAAAGAGCATCCGCATGGCCCGCTTGAGCACCCCCGCCGCGATGGATTGAGGTCCCCACGCGATCACCCGCTTGGCGTCCTCGCCACGGTCGACGGCGAACCACCGGCCCCCGATCTCCACCGACACCCGCCGCCGCTTCTCCCGCCACTGCCGCTGCTTCTCACTGATGGGTTTGTAGGCCAGCACCGACCAGAACCAGTGTCGATATTGGAAGGGGTGGTTGAACGGGGTGGTGTCCAGAAACTCCCCTCGACCATTCCGCTTGTAGCAGTCGACCGTCGGGGCCATCATCGCCGGCCCGGGTCCCCCTAAATATCCTGCGTCGTAGGCCCGCTGCTGGACCGCGTAGTGGAAGGTGGGGAGGTTGGGGAAGAGGCTGTAGATCAGGTCCACGATCTTCTGGGCGTCGGCCTGATCCTTGTAAATATCCGGGAAGGTCTCGGCCATCCCGAAGGCGGTGAGGCCGTAGTTGATCCCGTTGTTGGCCCGCTTGGTCTTGTCGTAAATCAGGACATTCTGGGGGTCGTGCTTGACCTCCCGGAGGTACGCCCCGAGGTCTTCATCGCTCCATCTGAGGTCGGCGGGGCGCTTGAGCAGATGACTCGTGATGTATGCGTGAGCCCCCAGTCGCGCGAGGCGGAGATAGTGAGGGTCACGAATGAGCCAGCCGACCTCAGTCGGCTCGGCACTCGCAAAATCCACTTCCAGAAGACGGCATCCGGGACCGGCCACCACGCACCGTCGGAATCCCGCAGCCAGACTCTGCTTCCCCGTCTTGTCGGCGACGATGTTGGTGATGTTGGGTGCGACATAGCTCAACCTCCCCATGGATGGGCGGAAGGTGACGATCGGGTGGATGCGCGGTTCCCGCCCGGCCTCCACTTCCTGTGCCACCTTCCGGATGGTGGGCACGGCATAGGTACTATCCACCTTTTTCACCGCCCGGTAATCGAGGAGAGACTTGTAGAAGGGATCTCTGGTGGTCTTCCAGAGCCGGAGCAGGGTATCTCGATTGGCGGAGTCCTTGTGGGTGTGCTTATCTTTACCGGGCTTGTGGCCCCGGTATTTCAGGTAGGCCAAGACTTGGGGCGCTGAGTCCGGGTTGAAGGGTTCCTGCCAGAACCATCTGGGGATCTCCACCTCCCGGATCTCCAGCCTCGCTTCGACCCCCTTCAGCGGCTTGCCATCGGGTCCCTTGCACCGGTGCTTGGTGTGGACCTCCATCTGTCCACAGGCCGAGCAGCAGCTGATGATCCGCTTCACCACCCTTTCCACACGCGTCGCCGACAGGGCGAAGAGGTCCTGCTTCAGCGGATCTGGCTGTGCCGCAAGGGGCTCCCCGGTACGAAGGTTGGTTGTCCTCGCCGCAGGATGAAGCACGCCGGCTTGCGGAGGGCGACTGGTCTCTCCGGTGAGCGGGCGGAGCTCGTCGGGGACATGTGCCTGGAGCTCATGGAGGAGCCGGCGCTGCTTCACCGCCAGATCCTCGTGGAACCTATCTAACTCCGGCCGATCGATCAGGATCCCGACATCCTGCGCCGGCTTGAGGACGTTATGGTAGAGCTGGTGGCAGTCCTCGAGGAAGGCCCGCCACTGCCCCTGCTGGATCAGGTCGCCGATGATGCCGTAGCCACAGCGTTGAGTCTGGGGGCCGTCGATGCAGGCGTACTTGGCCGGGTCGGTCTCGGAGAGGTGCTTCCATGCCCCGTAGCGGCTGTAGAAGGGGGCCCAGAAGCCAAGCCCCAAGGGGACATCCGATTGGAGGATGTGCGCCGCCACCATGAGATCGATCTGCCAGCCCCAGGCCGGCTGCGCCCCGCGGGCGGCAATCCTCGCCCAGTCGTAGCCGTAGCCGTTCCACCAGTAGTGCCAACAGGCGAGCGCCAACAGTTGTTGAATGTAGGGCCAGTACGCCGGGTCGTCCGGCACGGTGATCCCTTGATCGGGGTGGCAGCTGAAGTTCCACCGGAGGATCTGGTAGCTCTGGTCGTCCGGGGTCAGCTCATTCTCCGGCTTGCCGCCGGCCTTGTCCGGGGTCTCGACGTCGCAACTGAGGGCGACCCCGTCCGGGTCCTGGGTGGCCGCGGCGACGACCTGCGCGGTCCACGCGGCAAACCAGTCTGTTGGGGGGTCAATAACCAGGTCGATCGGCTCAGGTCGCCACTGTCCCCGTGCCAGCTCCAAGGCCACCTGGAGGTCGAAGCTGACGGTCCCAATGAGATTGGTGGCCCCCCGCTGTAGGAAAGAGGGATGGAACGTCGGGACGATCCAATGGTGATCACCAGGGTCACGGTGCACGGTGCCATGGAATTCCTCGACCCGGATGCGCGAGTGGCCATGGAGGTGGAGGAGGGTTTTGATTGGGGTGGCGCCCATCGCCAGGATCACCTGGTGGCCCTCGGCCAGCAGGGGGTCCCGGTGCACGGCGCAGTGGTCGATGGCCGAGAATTCGTAGGGGGCGTTGTGCAGCTCGAGGCCAGGGGGGCAGCATTGGAGGATATTCCCCACCCTAAATTGTTGCCGGGTGAGCCCGTTGCGCCGGAGGATGCGCTCGAGCATGGAGCCGGCGGCGCCGACGAAGGGGCGGCCGATCTCAACCTCGGAGTAGCCTGGGGCCTCGCCGACCATGGCGAGGGGGGCGTTGGCAGGGCCGTCGGGGGGGACGAAGCCATGACCCCTCTCGTAGAGGCTGCAATTTTTACACGCCGCAGGTTTGCGGTTGAGGGGGGCCTTGGGCTGACTAGGCACGACGTCCCTCTGCGGGATCAGCCACCGTGAGCCGACTGACTGCGAGGACACGCACCTGCGGCCACCAGCCACTCGGGAGGCGTACGCGGGCCCAGCGTCCCTCTGGGGCTACCGCTTCGACGGTGACCCAGATCCGTCGGGCCAGCTCGCCGGGCTTCCGGTCCCAGAACGTCGCGGTCGCGCCGACGGTGAGGGGGGCCTTGGGCTGACTCGGCATCAGCGCTCCGGATCCAGCATGTCGTACACCGCGGTATCCGGCTCCCGTCCTTCCTTGGCTGCGATGAACCGGACACACGCGCGGGCCGCCTCGGCGTAGGCGTGGGAGATCGCCCAGTCGTCACACTGCCCCGGGCGGTAGGTCGCCCAGATCCGATCCCGGAGGGACTTGGGGAGGGAGAACCAGTGCGGCCGGCACATGAACATCTCCGGGGGGACGGGGCGATCACAGCCGGTAGCGTGGCAGGTATGGGGCATCAGGCCAGCCCGGTGATCGGGGGCTCCTCCTGTCGCGTGATGGCGAGATACTCCTCCAGAAACCCCGGTCGCTGCTCCACCACCTGCAGGGCGTCTAAACACCCTTGGAGATAGCAACTGAGGATCAGGCTCTTGAGCATGTTGGGCTCGTAGGTGCAGGCCCGGAGAAGGTCGGCACAGCGGTGCTCGACCATGTTGGCGAAGGCCGACGGGACCTCCTCACGCACGGTCGGCGGCTGCCGCTTGCGAGGGCGAGGCATCATCGGGAGGGCTCCCACCCCTCATACCGCCGCCCCGTCCGCTTCTCGTGCCGCTCCCAGCCCCGCCGCTGCTCCTCGTGCCGCTCGCCCCCAGCTCGAATGTTGTCAATGGCCTCGCGCTGGGCCTCGCTCACCTGCTGCCGCAGCCGCACCGTATCCCGGATCCCCTCCAAGGTGTCAGCGGCGAAGCTGAAGGCGGGATCCTCCAGCAGCTCCTCGATCTCGGCGATGAAGAATTCCACCGCTCGGCCTTGGACCTCCATCGCCTGCCCGGTCGGCACCGGCTCACTTCCCAGATTCAGATCGGTCAGGCGTTTGGCCATACGGTTTCCGCTCCTTCCTGTGGCTGAGCCACGAGTCCATCGATTCCAGGGTGATCCGCTTGCTCGCCCCCGCCCGGGTGGTCTGCAGGGTACCATCGGCGATCCGGTTGTAGATGGTCCGGACGGAGACCCGGGCGAGGGTGGCGGCCTGCTTAAGTGTGAGCGAGGGCGGGTTGGCCATAGCGAACTCGCTCAAACAACTCGGGGGTGGTCACCCCTTCATGCTCACCCTGCCACGCCGTCGGGAACTGGGGCTGCCCGGTAATGAGGAGGTTCTGGACACCGAAGGGTACCAGATATCGCTCCTGATTCGCCGGCCCGCCCCACTTCTTCAGATGGTAGGCCCGACTCCCCTGATCGATCCGCCGCCTGAGGGCCTCGGCCTTCTCCTCCGGCAGGCTCTTGAGGGTGGTGCTGCCCTCATGGTAGTAGGGGAGCCCTGTCCCAAATATCTTGTCCCCGTCCCCACCCAGCATATACCTGCGGTGCATGTCGATGTCTTCGCAGAAGGCCGGCTGGTACCCCTCATCGAAGGGATATTTCTCGTGGCCGGCCTTGGTGATCAGGAAGCAGGAGAAATCCGGGCCTGGGAGGGGGGTGAGTCGCCCGTGGATCTGGAGCTCCTCCTCCTCGGACATCCGGCAGAAGTCCTCGTATTGCGGCAGGGTCACCCCGGTGGCCGACACCAAGAGTGCCCCGGTCTGCTTCACCGTCTCTAGCAGGTACCAGTAGGTGGTCGGGTGGATCCGCAGATCGTTATTTAGGACTAGGGCATGATCCTCGCCGGTCTCCCAGACAAACCCCAGCGCCCTATTCCATGTTGCCGCGAGGCTGAGCATCGGCGGGTGGTGCCGCCAGTAGAGGACCTCCTTCGGGATGGGGACGATGCCCTCCGAGCCGTTGTTGATCAGGAGGATGCCGACGTCCCCGATCATCTGGGCGAGGCTGTCTTCGATGGCACCTTGCGTGAGGGGCCAGTTGGTGACGTGGGGAATAATCACCCAGTTCATACCGGGCCTCCGATCGTCGCCTGGATCTCCTGCAACAGGGCGTACGCCTCCTTCAGGACATCCTCCACCAACACCCCCTTGTCCGTGATCACCTGCTTGACCCGGTCGTCCCAGCACTCCTCCATCTGCCAGTCCTTGGTCGCGGTCACCCGGAGGACCTGCCCCAAGTATTCCCGGCACCACTCCTCGATCAGGCCCCGCTGATGCGCCGCAAATTGTGCGTCGTCACAGGCGACGATCGAGGTCTCACCACAGGCCGCCACCCGGGCGGTGAAGATCCGGACCTCCTTCCCGTCGGCGAGGAGCGCCTTGACCCGCGCCAGCATCGCCGGGATGGGAGGTTTGATCGGGTCGACTACCTCCATGGGCGAGGTCAACGCCGGGGTCAGTGTGCCGTCCAGATCGATGCCAATCCACCCCATCATCTCCTCCCCTTCGCCCGATCCTTCCGCCACGCCGCCCCCTGCCACCGCTTGACCTCGACATACTCGAAGGTCTTATTACAGTCCAGGCACAGGTGAACCGTTCTGGTCGGGCTGACCAGCTGCACCTCGGTCTTCCGGCTGCCGCAGTGGCGACACTTGGAATGCTTGCCTTCAAAGTCCATTATTCACACCCTCCTGCCCGGAAGATCACGCGCCACGTCACCTCGACCGGTACCTCCTGCCGAAGCCAGTAATCGCCGGTACTGGGATCGTGATGGACGCGCACGGGACTGTACTTCCACGAGGCCTGCGCGATCTCCAGCTGCCCGATCCGCAGGGGCCCGTTGGTGACCAGCGCCAGCTGCAGCGCCAAGTGGGCATCGGCTTTCCACGCCTCAGAGGGCCGCGCCACGGGACTCCTGCTGGACGATCTCCACATGCGGCAGTGGGACGACAAAGGCCCCACCCTGCTTCAGATAGGCCCGCTCCCGCTTGAGGACGAAGTCCCTGAACTGCCAGATCCCCAGGATGGAGATGGGGGCCGGATCCGCCATCCAGTCCTCCTCTCCCACAATAGGAATCCCGGTAATCGTCCGCCGCCCGGCCTTCTCTGGATTCCGATCGATCCCCTGCCGGATCTCTCCAGCCCCCCACCCTAGAACCTGGAGGGTACAGTTCGACTTGGTCGACGCGCCGTACCAATCCACCACCTGCCCCTGCGACCGGGTCACGGCGAGGATGGCCTGCAGGTGAGCACACACCGTGCTGACCCGGGTGCGGAAGTGGAGGAAGGCCGAGAGGTCCCCCCGCCCGATCTGCTCCACACTCAGCCCGGCTTCATGCTCGGCGAGGAGCTGCGCCGCCACGGTGGGGGTCAGCCGGCCCTTCTCAACCTTCCCCAGCGGGTGCAGGGTGACCCGGAGACTGCCCCCGTTGATCGCCGAGGGTTGAACGCGGGTAGCCTGCAGCCCCGAGTCGAGGCAGATCTCCAGCAGGCTCCCGAGGGTGTAGTACTCCAGGTGCTCATGGACGATGTTGTCGAAGGCCGTGGCCTGGATCTGCTGGAGGAGATCCTGGAACTGGACCACCGCTATGCCTTGGGGATGGAGGAGCCGGGCGATCTGCTGGAAGAAGGCCACGGGATCCTCGAGGTCGTAGCAGCAGGCAATGGCGGTGATCACCTTGAACCGGCCGGCGAGCCGATCCAGCTGGTCGGTCGGGAAGTAGTCCGGGATCAGGATGTCGGTGTACCGGGAGAGGGTGTCGTGGAGATTGCGGGCTGGTTCCACCGCGGCGCGGATCGGGTGGTAGGGCAGCGACAGGTAGGCCGCGAGCAGGGTCCCGTCGTTGGCGCCGATGTCCAGCACATAGTCCGTAGCCGCCAGGGGCACTTGTGCCGCGGCCTCCTTCACGATCCCCCGGAGCTCGGCGACCATCGACTCGTTCACCGCGGATCGATACCAATAGGTCCGGTACATCCAATCCGGTGGGACGGTGCGGTCAAGCTGGGCGAGGGAGCAGTGGACGCAGACCATCAGGACTAGGGGGATCTGCCGGCGGCTCTCGAGGTCGTCCCCGGCGGCGGGGAAGTCGTTGAGCCGATGGTTACCCAAGTCTAAAATGGGGCGGAGGGGGCCGTTGCAGGCCCGGCAGTTGAAGTGGCGACGGATCTGGAGATCAGTGGTGGGTGTCATTTCCGGATCATGGCGAGGCTGGCGAACGAATACGATCCGAAGAGGTGGTTCCCGCTGTAGGCCCAGTCGCCCACCCCGAAGCTGAGGAACCCCAGTTCCCGCAGGGTCTGCTGCAGGGCCCGGATGAGATCGGGGTTGTAGATCCGCTCGCGCATCCAGTGGAAGTGGGCGGTGTCGGGACCGGTGCAGTTCCAGCAGTCCATGGTGAGGAAGAGGAGGCCGCCCTTCCGCAGGAGCATCTTGGCGGAGCGGAGGAATCGGCGGACCTCCTGATCAGGCACATGCTCGAGGACGGAAATGGCGGTGAGCACATCGTACTGGTCGTGGGCCTGGGTCGCCCCGTGCTGCCAGAGATCGGTCGGGAAGAAGGTGAGGCCGTGGAGAGGGCCATGGAGGGTCAGGGCGGGGTCCACGACGTCGACCGCGGACATGACCTCCGCGAGGGTCAGGGCGAACTTCGAGCCGGCTCCACCGACGTCACAGGCTCGGAGCGGGTGATCCTCCCAGCCATCGGCCTGCTGCTGCGCCACGCGCCACTCGGAGATGGCCCGGTGGGCCATGGCGTATTCCCACCGGCGTTCTTCAGCCTGGCCCTCGGTGGCGTGGTGCTTGTCGACCAGCTCCAGCTCGGGGGCCAGCAGCAGGTAGTCCCGGGGCAGATCCATGCACTTGCTGAGCGGGATGGATGGGCGCTTCATGTCTGGATGATCCCGGCGACTTCCCTGAACAGGGATCCATACTGCCGAGCTTGGTTCGCCCACGAGTCGTGCTCGGCCAGCCGGACGATCCGGGGATCCAGCCGACCGAGGGGGAGGTGCCCCAAGGCATTCGCTATCCCCTTGGGGCTGAGATCGCTGAGCCAGCGGATGGCATAGCGGACATCGACGGTCTCCCAGAGGTCTCTGAATTGCCGACAGCCCTCGGTCGCCAGCACCGGCTTCCGCGCCGCGATCCCCTGCCGAATGGCCCCGCTGGTCCCGGTGTTGGCACACATATAGAGGAAGGCCGTGGCATCGCAGGCGGCGAGGGAGCTGACCACCTGGTCCTGTGGCAGGAACTCGCGGATCACCGCCGTCCAGGGGTTGCGGCGGCGCCACTCCTCGATCTGCATCTGGGTGGCGCGAGGGGCCAAGAGGAGCAGCGACCAGCCGGCCTCGGCGGTGGCGTCGGCTAACAGGTCGTAGTTTTTCCACGGGAAGGGGAAGCCGACGGTACCGAGAATCGGGCGAGCTCCGAGGCCGAGCCACCAGACCCAGTCGAGCGTGGGGTCTGGCGAACCTGTACCGATACGTATCGCTGGAGGAGGAGCCCAGTCGGGGATCCCCTGACGGAGATAGATCGCCTCCGGGAGATCGGCACAGGGTTCGTGGACGACGAACCGCCCCGTCCCGGCCGCCTCCCACTGATGGATCGTAGCGTTGTAGGTGTTGATGCACTGGGGGCCGTTGGGCACCCCGGTGTCATGGTAGGTGACGACGACCGGGAGCCCCACCTGTCTCAGCTGGAGGATCTGATTGGGGGTCCAGCGACTGTGCAGCGCCGCATGGTAGTTCAGCCAGACCACCTGCGGCCCTTGGTACTCTCTGATCTCGTCCAGCTGGGCGAAGAAGGCTCTGGGATCCAGCCAGTCCGGATCGCACCGGAGGATCAGATCCGTGGGGAGGTGGGTGCGGAGGAGATCGAGGTAGGCACTAATCCCGCAGTCGATTCCGTCGGTGGAGATGGCGAGGATCTCAATCACGGGGATCCTGCTCACCGGGGAGGAGGGGGGTGGGAGGATCCTCTGCGGTCGCTGGCGCTGATCGGGGAGCCGCCCTAATCGCTTGTGAGCGCTCCACACTCGGTGCAGGTCCACCCGTGGTGCCCGCCAAGGATTGCCCATCGGTGGAAACGAAAGCGGAACCAGCAATGTCGTTTACGCATAACTTCTCCTGTTGGCTCGGTCCCTCGGCGATCCGATCCTCGTCATCGTCGCGATAGGTCACCAGTTCGCGAAACGCCTCATCAGCGCGGCGTTCCACGTCAGCATCTTCCTGCTGTTGCGGTCCCTCGGCGATCAGGGCGGCAAGGAGATCGCGCAGCAGATCCGCGACATCCCCATTGCCGCCTTCGCGCAGCCATTGATCAAACGATTCGACACGGGCTTTCAGGTGGGCGCGGACGTCAGAGGTCATCGGCCGTCAGCCTTTCGCGCGCATTCTGAACACACAATAGTGGCTCCAATTCTTGGCTTGCGCTGGCGATACACGTCGTGTCCGCAGCTCAGTTCCGCCCATTTCACCTTCGGGTTCATCGGCGATACGCCAGCCCGGACAACCCGCGATTCCGGGCGCGTCGAATACGGCCAATCGGCTTTCGGCTCCTCAGAGGTCATCGGCTGGTCTCGATTTCAAGTTCGCAGCCTCCAAAGCATGCCGGATCGCCACAACGACCGCAGGGCGCGCAGAGAAGCTCGTCTAGCCGAATCTGTTCGCGCACTTCAGCGGCTTTCATGTAGGCCTCTTCATCGCAATTGACGCACCCAAGGCCATACACGCGCTCACCGCAGTTCTCGCAGGTCTTCATCGCTCCTCCTTCTCGTGGCGTGCCTCACGCATCGATCACTCCCCTCCCCAGTACCCCCTCCAGTACCTCCCTCGTGTGTCTGGCATCGTAGGTCGGTTTCCCGTCCAGCCCCGTGACCACCCGCACCTGCGGCCCGTCCATCCCCAAGGGGTAGAAGATCGGATTCCACCGGGCCTCCATCGGCTCCACGATCACCACCGGGATCCCGATCGCCACGGCCAGCACATGCAGCCCGGAGCAGCACCCGAGGAAGAGGTCGGCGTTGCGGATCGCCGCGGCCATCTCGACCCATGGCAGGGGGGGACTCAGGGGGTAGCTCCCCTTGGGCCGCTCCATTGCCCAGCGGGTCCGAGAGTCGTGGTTGAGCACCCGCATCGGCCGGTCGAGATCCTCGAGCAGGGTGATCAGGCCCACCTTGAGCTCGAAGTGGCACTCGGAGAAGCCCACCACAATCTCGGTCGGAGGCGCCTGCGGGAGGTTGGTGATCCACGGCTCGCTCAGACAGAGATCGGCCGGGGTGATCACATCCGATACAAAGGGGCGTCCGCCGTGAAGGGTGAAGGTGTACGCTGTCTCGAAGGGCAGGGGCAGCTCAGGCCACCGGCGATACCCAAGGTGGAAGGTTAGAGTGTAGGGGTCTGCCACCTCCGGCGACCGCAGGGCCGGCGGCTCCCACCCCTGTGACAGGCCCCAGGTCGGGATGGCATGGACCTGCCCGAGGTAGTCCTGCCGCGCCAACAGGGGGCTGATCGAGGCGAACTCCCCGCAGATGGCCAGGTCCACCGGCGCCCCGATCCGTCGGCTGAGAGCCCGGATCGTGGGGAGGGCCCAGAGAAGATCCCCATAGCGCCCCGGGAAGGTGGCGAGGATCTTCACGCGAATTCCTCAAAGAAGGCCTGTAGGAGTCGATCGGTGTACTCCAGCCCATACGCACGCGCGATCCGTTCAGCTTCCTCCGCGTCCCCGATGCAGAGTGTTTCAAAGTCGCTATCCGCCGTCGCACGTAGTTCTGCGAGTCGTCCCTCGATCGCGTCTAAGTGCGTCGCACAATCAAGGGGGATCGCGTAATTGCTGTGCCCCGCCTGCCGCCCGCAGTCGCGCGAGATCAGCTCGAAGGCCGCGAAGATCGCCGGGTGACTTGCGGCCGTGATGACCAGCACATCATGGGGGTTCACCGCGGCACCGCCAGGTAGTTCTGGAGGTGGGACGGCCACTCCTTCACCATGTACCCCTGCAGCTGCAGCCAGTGCAGGCAGGTACTCAGGGTGTGCCCGTGGGCCTTGGCCATCTCCTCCTCCCACTCAAACACGATCGTGGGCCGGTGCTCCTTGATCGTCCGCTCGAGTCCGAGCAGGGCCGCGAAGTCACACCCCTGCGCGTCGACCTTGATCAGGCTCACCCGCTGGCCGAAGAGGAAGCGGAATTCATCGAGGGGGGCCCCAGGAATCCCCCCCTCCTCCTCCACGGCCAGTGCCGGACTCCCGGTATCCTGCGGGTCGTAGGGCCTGGTCCAGCCGAGGCGCACCGTGCTGTGATAGGCCGCCACGGGCAGTATCAGGACCCGGTCGGCGCAGATCGCCTTGTTGAGATCCAGGTTGGCCCGGAGGTATCTGAGCATCTCAGGGGCGGGTTCGACTGCCACCACTCTCCAAGCCCCCTGCCCGGCCAGCCAGATGGTCCAGTCGCCGAGGTGGGCGCCGACATCCAGAATGGTGGTGCCGACCTCGCCCAGCCGGCCATATTCGCGGGCGATCACCTGCAGGAACCCCGGTCCATCCCACACGGTGCCGGCCTTGACCGTGCTGCCGATGCACTCAGCGGGATTGACCAGGAACTTCCCAAAGGGCGTATCCACCACTTCATCCGGCATCGCAGGCTCCAACTCGGCTGTCCGAGGATCCCTATTGACGAGCTAGCTCCAGCGGACGGCAGGCATAGTTGCTGGCCGGGAGCTCCTCCAGGCTGTAGCCCTCCGCCTGCCAGAAGGCTTGGTAGTCCTCCCACCGGTCCCCGTGCCACATGGAAGGCCCGCTCTCATACTCGAAGGCCACCAAGGGCCGCCAGCGCCGCAGGCACGCCTGAAGGCCCACCGCGGCCCTCAGGTCGGCTCCCTGCGCGTCGATCTTGATGAAGCCGACGGGGACACCGGGGTCGAGGAGGTGGTCTACAGGAGCCCCCAGAAAGGTCCCCAGCGCGTCCATGACGAAGCCGATCGAGGACGGGTTGGGGGTCTGGTTGAGATCCTCCGGCACCGGCCAGCCCAGCATCTCAGGGGTGGCGAGGGAGAAGTAGGTCCGCCGATCAAAGGCGACCATCGGGTAGATCCACACCCGGTCCAGCAGGCCCCGCTCGCTGAGGTTCAGCTGGAGGATCTCCGCGGTGCGGGGGTGGGCCTCCCAGGCGTAGACCAATTTAAATTTGCCGGCGAGGTAGATCGTAAACCAGCCGACCGAGGCGCCAACATCGATGGCGGCACGACCGGGATACTTCTCCGCCGCCTCCTCGATGATCGGGCGGAGCTGCCAGTCCCAGAAGGCACCCCCCTCCAATACGGCGCCGACCTGATCCTGATCCCAGACCCAGAGGGGGCCTTGGACGGTCTGGATCTGCCTCACAGCCACCCCTTGACTTTGTCTTCTACTCCGCACCGTCCCAAGAAGGCCCGCTCCGTCCCGACCACCCTCAATCCCTCGAGGGATCGGCACCGGCTCAGGGCCACGTACATCATGCTCGGCCTCGCCATGAACCCGTCGGTGATCGCCACCTGCACCTGATCTAAAGATAATCCTTGGCTCTTATGTACGGTCGTACTGTACGCGAGGCGGAGCGGCACGTAGGTCACCACCCCCTTCACCGTGTAGGGGGGCTTTCTCTTCCCCGTCGGCTCCCGCCACTCTTTAATGGCGGGAGTCACCACGACGTCCTGCAGGGTCCGGTGGAGATACACCTTCACCCCGCCGCTCGTCGGATCCGGCCCGAGCACCGTCCCCAGGTCCCCATTGACATACTCAAAGACCCTCCGGTCCCCGGTATCAAGTTGGGGGTAGGGCTTGTTGGCGAGGATCATCACCAGCGCCCCCTCCTTCAGCTTGAGGACCTCGGGGATCAGGCGGATCCAGTCCTTCTGCTGCTGGCCGGAGCGGGTCGTGAGGCAGGTGAATTCCTTGCCCTTGAGCCGCATGTAGCGGAGGTTGTTGACCCGGTCGACGGCGTCGTTCTTGGGCACGATGGTGGTGCCGGGGAAGTCGAGATCCAGCTTCTCTACGAAGGTCGGTCTGAGTGTGGGCAGCGCCTCGCCGGCCTGCCCGCGCCGCACGGCCTGCAGCGCCTGGATGTAGCCGGGGTCACCCTGCCGGCGAATGGTGGTCAGCCTGAAGGTGTGCTCGGCGAACCGGCTCCAGGCCCCACCCTCGAAGGCAAACGCCCCATCCACGGGGGGGAGCTGGGCGAAGTCCCCGACCAGGATCAGCTGGAGGATGCCCGCGTCCCTCGCCTCGAGCGTCACCAGTCCCTGGTCCTCATCGTAGGCCTTCGTGAGGTTGATCTCGTCCAGGCAGGTGCAGAGGATATCTAATTGGTCGGCCTCCATCATGGAGATCTCATCAAGGACGATCCGGCGATACCCAGACTTCCTCAGCATCCGCAGCTTGTAGGCGAGGAACCCGCTGGCGTAGTGCTCCATCAGCGATTTGGTGTCGAAGTAGCTGAGGAGACTATTAATGGTGGTGGCGTCGCCCAGGTTCACCGCAGCGATCCCGGTCGTGGCGCAGAGGAGGGATCGATCCGCCTCGAGCTCCACGATCTTTCTGGCGAGGAAAGTTTTACCGGTGCCGGCGGGGCCGGAGAGGTAGGCAAAGGGCTGGGCGAGGAGATCCTCGGCGGCCACCTCAGCCGCGGGCGCCTCCACCGCCGGTACCTGTACTGTACTAGTACCTGTACTGTACGTACTAGTACTAGGGGTACTGGGTACAGCAGCGCCGCAGGCATCGGGGAAGAGGTCCTCGAAGGATTTAGGCATGAGGTGCTCGCTTCTCCAGCAGGGGCAGTCCCTCAAGGCAGGCCCGAATGAGCCGATCGGCCTTCTGGACCAACTCCTCCGGGCTATACACGCCTGGCTCCACGGAGGCCGGCGACATCGTCCCCACCACGTAGATCCTGGCACAGAAGACGACCAGCTGGTTGACCGCCGCTTCCATGTCTTGATCGGTCAGGGAGTTAGGCATCGACGGTCCACCCCATCTCCATAGCGCCAGCGGCCGTGATGCGGTCGATCAGTGGCCGGTAGAGGACCCGGGTGGGCAGGCAGGGGATCAAGATCGGCGCCCCCTGCAGAAAGGCCCGCCACTGCCGACCCTCGTGCAGGTACCCGCCACGCTCGGCCAGGCGGTGCGAGTGGACCCACCATGCGGGGGCCCCATCGGAGGTCCAGGCCTGCCGGAAGCCGAGGTAGCCGATCCGGGGGTCGACCAGGTGATCAGAAGGGATTGCGGGTGACATGGTATTCCAGCTCCTCAATGGTGATCGGGAGGATCCCCTTGAATTTGGTGTAGCCGATCCGGTGGGCCCGGTACCAGAAGGCCTGATCCCCCTTGGCCTCGGTCCAGCCGAAGTCGTCTTGGTACTCCAGTCGGGGCTGCAGGCTGGCCCACTGCTGATACCGCGGGTCCCCCACCGCCGTCTGTCCCCCGAGGTGTCGACAGCGGATTGGCAGCATCCAGACCTCCCAGCCTAACTGTTTGGCAAAGGCCCCCAGCATCCCGTCGTAGAAGTGGTGGATGACGCCCCAAGATTGCATCTGGGTGAAGAGGTTGCCCTCTCGCAGCCCGGGGTGAAACTGGGTCTCGGGGTTGATCGTCGGCCGGGGTTTACCCTGCCAGAACTCCCGCCGGCCAATCTGTGAGAACCCATCGAGGCACGCCACCCGGGTCGGCACGGTCACCCGCCGGCCATGATGCTCCGCGTCCACCATGTTGCTGATGAAGTCCTTCCGCGCCAGCTGCATCGGGTGGTAGGGCTTCTGGTAGAGATCCGGATCCCCCAGCCCCCTGCCCCCTCCAAATCCCACCAGCCCCACCGTCGGATGCTGGAGGAGGAAGGTATACACGGTGGGAGCCCACTGGGAATCATGGATCTCAAGGTCGTCATGGAGGCAGGCAATGATGTCTGCCCCCTCCTCAAGTGCCGCCTGCACCCCAATGGCAAAGGCCGGCACCGTGCCGAGGATCTCCGGGTGAGTGATCCACTTCGCCAGCGGCAGTTCATGGCGGAGGGTGACCTCGCTGCCGTTGACTACCACAATGAGTCTGGTGTCGCCCCAACTCCGCAGGGTGGGGAGAGCCCGGATGGGATCGGTCGTCGCGGTGACGAGGACGGTGCTCATGTTCTCGGGACGATCTCCGCCCACACGATGTTGAGGATCTGCCACACCCAGTCTGGCCTCAGTGCGAGGGTGAGCAGTGACGGCAGCCAGAGGAGAATCAGCCTGTTCGTCCGTGGTGGTTGTTTCATGTGCGTACCTCCCTCTCTTGAATGAAGGTTCCTCGCCGGACCTCCAGCCCCTGCCGTACCCACGACTTCCATCTCGGCCACATTTGAGACCAGTGCAGGTGGGCTACGCTCCCCGCGCAGTAGGCCCTGGTGTAGGGCCGTCGCGCCGCATAGATGGCCCGCTCTACCGCATCAGCGACCTCGGAGGGGTTAAACACTGGGCGTTGGAGGGCGTAGCAGCTTTCCAGTCTCCACGCCGACGGCTCGACCAGCCACTCCGGGCAGGGGATCAAATCCACCCCGCCGCCGTACTTCCCATGGACCACCGGGGTGCCGCAGGCGAGACTCTCCACAATGGGGTAGCCGAAGCCCTCTCCTAATCCCGGGGCGATCGTCACCGTGGAGGCGGCATATCTAGCCGCGAGTTGGCTGTCTTGGAGGGCATCCCCGCGGGAGGTCGCCGTCACCAGCACATCCCGCTTGTCCCAGCAGAAGTCGTGAGCCAGCTGCCCGATGTCCCACGCCTTGGTGAGGAGATCGGTATGGAGCCAGAGCTGGACCCGCTTCCACGGACCCACCCGCCGCTTCAGCTCGGCCAGGCTGGCGAAGAGGAGCCCCAGATCTTTTCTGGGCTGGTTGGTGGCGACACACCCTACCAGCAGAGCGTCGTCCGGATCCGCCCATGCGACAAAGGGCCCATCGGCTTCTACGATTGGGGCGTCGGGCCTGAACACCGGTTCCAGCCCGTGGGGCAGGTGCTGGATGGCGGTCGAGCCCGTGTAGCCCGGGGTGTTCGCCAGCGTCCGCCCTAACACCCCGGCGCCGTAGGGTCCGTAGGCCAATCTCCGGTGCATCCGGGTGATAGCGTAGCCGGCGGGCCCCCCAATTATTCCTTGGGCGTTCTCGGCATCGATCGGCAGGTAGCCCCAGAGGTCCATCCCCGGCTCGGCGTCCGGGTCGGGTTGATCGTGGTGGTCGACGTCTGACACGGTGTAGGATTCCCGGGTGATGTCAAACAACCGGGCGGGATCGGTGATGGCCAGCACCACCGGGGTTTCTCCCTCCGCCTGCTCCAGCTCGGCGCAGACCTCGGCGAGCTCCCGCCGCCCATAGCCCTTGGGGGTTTCCTGAAATCCGTAGAAGTCCCAGCTCTGCCACTGCCAGCCGCCCGGCGGGTCGATCCCCACCTGGGCAACCCGGATCCCCAGATCCTCCTGCTCGGCGACGAGACGGGCACAGAGATCTCTGGCGATACGGGCCAGCCCGGAGGGGATTCTGGGCCCGTCGCCGAAGACGATCAGGGGGATCCGGATGCGGCTCACGGCTGTTGCTCCCTCCTAGACTCCTGCCGGTTCCAGGGCCTCCTCCGGCGTGATCACCTCGGTGTCCGGCCCGGGATCCGGCAGCGGCATCTCCACAGGCGGGGTCGGCACCTTCTTCTTGGGCCCGGGCTTGCCCTTCACCTTGGCCTTGGCCGCTGGCTTGGCCTTCGCGGCGACCGGCACCGGTGCCACCGTAGCGCCTGCGGCAGCAGGCTTGGCCGACTTCTTGGCTCGGGCCTTGGCCTCAGCCGATCGGGTCTTCCTGTCCCGAATGACCTCCTGCACCAGCGGGTAGGTCTCCGCCAGCACCTCCAGCGGGGTGGTGCGGAAGTATTCCAGCACCCTCGACAACGGACTCTGTGCACTGCGTGGCATATTCCAGCCTCGTTCCTGATCCGGTCGTACCCCTATGGTACGTACCCTCTGTACAGTACAGGGTACAGTACTAGTACTAGGGGTACCTAGAGGAATCTCGTGACGCTGCCCGCTACGGTCTAAAATTCCTCAGCCGGGGGAAGGCCCGTACCAGTGCCCCGCAGGGAATCCCGTCCTTGCCGCCGCAGACGATCCGCTCCGGGTAGATCAAGGGGCTGGAGGGATCCTCCGGGTTGGAATGCTCCTTGCCGATCTGCCCCGGTCTGGTCCCCATGTAGTAGCCGGCCCCGCACCCCTTGGTCCCCTCCACCACTTCCGTGCCGCCCTGGCCGTTGTCCACCCGGATGTCGTTCTTGGGGTTGCAGCGCCAAGTGAATTCCAGATCCGCTGTGAATTCCTTGCCGGCGAGGGACTGGATCGCGGTCTGGGCGTACTGCGGGTTGGTCTTGGGCGCCTTCTGCAGCTTGAGGACGTCGCGGAAGATCCAATCCAGATCTGACGCAAACTGGTCCGGCTCGCCCTTCCGCGCCCGGTTGAATTCCTGATTGGAGAGTCGGATGTTGAGGGACTCCCCGTTGTGGGTGCCACCGGGGGACTGGATGATCTCGAGGGCAAAGGCCCCATCGAACACCAGATTCAGCCTCGGGCCCTTCTCCGTGGTGATGGTGTCGAACACGGGGCTCGAGGCGTCGAAGGCCGGCACCTTGAACCGGTAGGTTCCAGGCTGGGGCAGCGGACCGAATGATCCGCGCTGATCCGGCATGTTGGCAAAGTCCACTCCGCTGACCTGCTCGTTGGTGAGTCCTAAATCGCTCAATTTTGGCACGGGCGTATCTCCTTCTTGTGTCGTTGGTTGTAGGCTCTCGCGCGGAGTACGCCGCAGCTTCGGCATTGCCGTCGGCGACCGCAGGGGCCATGGACCCATTGGGTGTTGTGCTCGTCAAAGGGGTGCCCGCGTTGACACGCCTTCGCGGTGGCACGGCTCCCTCGTCGGATGTTCTCCCGGCAGGTGACAGCCTCAAGGTGCGCCGGGTTGACACACTGAGGATTGCGACAGAGGTGATCCAGCTGGAGCCCGGCTGGAACGGGCCCCCTGAGTAGTTCGTACACCACCCGATAGACCATCATCGTGCGACCGTTCCAGTAGATCAGGCCACGCCCGTCAGCCATCCGGCTCGTATGGGTCCAGTTCCAGCACTCGTCGGGACCTCTCTTGTCCACCCGCGACCACAGCCGCTCGATCGGCCTGATCCCGTGCCAACAGATTCCCCGCCGAGGGCTCCCACCGGGCATGACAATGACTCCTTACGTGGTTGAGGGTTTGGGCGGCGCCGCCAGAGGAGCGGGGCGTGCCACCGGGGGCGCCTGATTCGGACGAGCCACCGCCGGGGGCCGCGGGGCTGCGGCTGGTGGCCGTGGGACGGGGCCTGAGACGACGGGAGGCCGAGCCCCGGGTGGAGGCGCGACGCCCGCGGGACGGGCGGCTGCGGGCGCTTGAGGAGGGCGTGGCGCGGGCGCCGCAGGCCGAGGGGCAGCCGGAGTCGGCGCGGCCTGACTCACGGGCGCAGGAGCCGCTGGCGCTTCAGGGACGGGCGCAGTAGGCACGGGAGCGGCGGGCTGGGCCACAGGCTGCGCCGCAGGCTGGGCCGCCGTGGGCTTGCTCACACGAGGGGCTCGAGCTCTGGGGGCTGCCGCGGGTGCTACGGCAGGCGTAGTAGCGACCGGTGCCACCACCGGCGGTCCAGCTGGGCCGTTGACCTTCCCGGGCTGCAGGGTCGCCGGAGCCGTCCCTGCCGCCGCAACCGCCGGGGCAGCAGGCATCCCGCCGTCCCCATACTCCATAATGTCCCCGGTGACCCCAGGGGCATCGGGGAACTGCAGCTTGGCCTGGGCCACCCCGCTCGTCAGGGCCTCATCGAGCATCCGGAACGCCAGCCCGAGATTGAATTGGGAGAAGGGATCCGATCCATTCGGGGGATCGGCCAGCTTGTCGGGCATCGTCCCCGGGGCACCCCGATGCTTCAGCAGGTGCCGCCGCCCTTGGCCATCGGTGAACTCGCTGAGGAAGAGGACGAATTGCTCGCCGGCCCCGGTCTCGGCGGGGACCTTGGCGGTCTCCCAGCAGTTCCCCACCCACTGCCCGGCCTCATCGGTCTTGGCCCGGCCGGCGATCTTCGGCCCGACGATACTCAGGGCAGCATCATCGGTGGTCTCCATGGTCAGGGCGGTGAACACCGGCGGGACGAGCAGGCCAGGGATCCCCATGCTCAGATGGCAGAGTTCCTCGCCGCGGGTCTGGGCGAACCCCACATGGCTCCGGGTGACCCCGCCGAATTTCAGATCCCCTGAAATGACCTTCCCCCCGATCGCCCCCTCCTCCCCCTTCAGCTCCAGCCGGCCGGCCCGCTGCCCCAGCTCCATCATTTCCCAGCTGAGCATCGAGGTCAGGCCGTCGAAGAAACACCCACCCCGATCCTCGAATCCCTTGGAATGGGTCATCGTCGGCGTGATCACCATATTTTGTGTGGTGGTCATCACCCCGCAGGTCGGGCACTTCTGGGGGGTGAGCTGGGACTGGATCACCACCGTCTTGAGGACATGCCCGTTGGGACAGGCCATCTGCAGCCGCTTGGCAATGGGCGGGACCATCTCCACGCCCGGTGACACCTCGCAGGTCTGCGGGTTGATCCGCCGCGGCCACCACCCCTGCGCGGCGCGGTAGCAGGTCTCGAAGGCCAGGCCGCCATCGCCGGGGTCTCTCGTCCGCATCCGGAAGCCCTTGATGAACCCCAGCGCGATCCCCTCCTGCACCTTGGCCGGGAACCCCCCGCCGTCGCAGTTGTAGTAGTAGAGGACCTTCTTGAAGGTCTCCCAGAGATACTGGCCGAGGGTCCAGGCCAGCGAACTTTTACCGCTGCCGGTCGGGCCGATGATCAGGGTAGCCGAGTTGGTAGCCATCAGTTCTCCTCTGCCGGTGGCAGCACGGGGGTGAGTCCGAGGCACTCGATCGGGATCCGGCATTCGTGGAAGGCGGCGACGTTGGCCTCCTCAACAATGCCGACCGCCTGGGTGCGGGTATAGCGACCGGCCTGCTGGAGGTCGGGGGTGTACCCGAGGTGGTCTGGTCCCCACCAGGCATTGTGTTCGATCGACCAGATCAGGAATTCAGCAGCAGCCGGCATTAGGTCTCCTTGTGGAGGAACGTCCGCACCGCGGCGTCTTTGCACTCCAGCAGCTTGCGGAGGCAGACGGTGCGCTCGGGGTTCCTCGGGTAGTGCTCCACGATGTCGTAGGCGAAGCGGCAGTAGGGCGCACTCACCACTGCGAGGTGATCGGGGAGGTGGGCGTACTGGAAGAATTGGAGCAGACGCTCCTGCGTCTCCAGCTTGGCCCGGCGATCCGCCGCAATCTGGTCGACGGCCTCGGGGTTAATCGGCATCACATGTCTCCAATCGTCTGGGGCGGATTCTGACTCTCGTCCGTCTCGGGTTCGGGTTGCCAGTCCTTGGGGATCACGCTGAGGAGGGCCCGAGCCAGTCCGACACACTGTTGTGGGCTCAGATATTTGTCCCGTTCCATCGACTCATCCTCGACCACGGTGGCAAACTGGTTGAGGGCCATGGCGAGGGTGTAGCCGACACGATAGTCGAGGTCGCAGGCATTCAGGATCCGTACAGCTTGGATGGCCTCGGGCAACTCGCTGAAGGATCGCTTGTCGGGGTCAGGCATGGGGGCAGTCTCCTTCTCCGGGGGGACAGGGGAGGTCACCCCTCCCGGTCTGGCCCAGCGAACAGGCTCAACCGGATCGAGATCCCACCCCATCGGGATATGTCGTTTCTCTGTCCGTTCACCCGGGACCACCTGACGGTCCTGACTCAGCCACACCCCCGGCTGCCGCCCCGCCATCCCGAGGAGATCCTCCTGCCGGCGGTCGACACCATCGATGATCGTGGCGGTGACCATCCCCTCGCCCAGATTCATGTACCCCACCAGGGATCGCCGGAGGGTGGCCTCGATCCACTCCCTAGAGCCGGTATACCGGATGAGTCGATAGGTGGTCTGGACCTCCTGCCCCTCTGGCAGCGTCAGCTTCGCCGACCGCTCCTGCCCCGGCGCACGCACAGGAGACCCCGCTTCCTTGGGGGCTGTCTGCGGCGCCACCGAGGCTACCCCCACCGGAGCGATCGGCGAACTTGGTGCAGCCGCTTTCCCTGCCACACCCGGTACCCCAGCCCCGCAGGCCGGACACCCCTGCTCGATCGGCGCATTGGCCGTCTCGTGCTTGGTGCCGCAGGCCGGGCAGTCCCACTGGAGGGCGAGGCCCAGGTGGGTCCCACCGCGGTAGTGGCGGGTGAACTCGCCGCCGGAGCGACCGGTTTCAACGGGCATGGCGCAGCCGCCTCCAGGCCCGGGCCAGCAGGGACCAGTACCGCAGCCAGAACCACCAGCCGCGCAGCGTGCGGGGACGGCCCCCGATGGCGATCAACTGCCGCTCGGCGATGCGTTGGTATTCGCGGGTCACGCGATCCTCCGGTACGCCGCGTCGTACTCACGCTTGCAGGTTCGGCAGCGACGAGAAGATCCCTCAAAGCGAACGTTGGCCCCGCTCAGCAGATGTCCGTTCTTGCAGTGTGTAACCGGACCCTGCCGAACCGGGGTGTACACGGCACGGGCAGGAAGCCAGCCATGCTGGTAGATGCGCTCCCAGATTAGCTGGAGGGGTACACCGGTCAACTCGCTCCATTCGCACAGTAGGTGTGTCACCCCGTCGATCGTCAGAGGACGGAGGTTCGATTTGTTTCTGGCTTGTTCCTTCAGGGTGGCCCATCGCACGTTTCCGGGAACGTAGCTGCCGTTATAGTCAATACGATCAAGCGAGTGCGTTGGCGAGGGACGACGACCCATATCGGCAAGGAAGCATTCGTACTGCATCCACCGGAGGCACACGCCTATCCCTCGTCCACCATAGCGGGGAAACAACCGATTCCGGGGATTAGTACACCGGTTCACCATCCCTCCCCAGATGCGATATTCCGCACTGGGGCGAGGACCACCGGCGGACTCACCGTGTCGGCGCTGCGTCATTCCAATTCCTCAGAAGTAACGCCCATTCCCTCGGCAGGAATCGGGATACCTCGCTCCTGCATTTGCAATAGTTCCGGAGCGTGATGTGGACGACGGAGGATGTACTTCCCGCTTCCTATGGGTTGATCCCACCCCTCCCTCCGGAAACATACGTCTTCAAACTGACAGGCGTACTTCAGCCCGAACCTCCGACATTCATAGGAACGGGGGAAGTGCCGCTGCAGCAGGGACTGAAATCTCGGGTCGGGCCAGACCACCTCCCACCAGGCTGCGGCGCTATCCACCCCCTCGGCGATCGTGGAGGGACCCCCATCTCCGGGATAGGCCTCGCCGAGGATCGTCTGCCCCAGCTCGTACAGTTCCCACAGTCCCTGCTGGATCCGTCCCTCCTCCCCCTGACACTCCTCCAGGAATCCAGGGACCATGATCTCCTGTCTGGAGTAAGGCCCCAGGAGGACCAGCTGCTTCCGCCGCACCTCGCTCGGCAGCCACTTGGCCCAGTACTCCGCCTTGGACTCGACCTCTGGGGTCAAGACACCGTCAGGAAGTTCCCAGATCGGCGCCTTCTTCCAGACCTTACCCAGCCGCCGGTTCACCACCTGCCCGCTCTTCTCGTCCAGCTCCTGCCACTGGTACTGCGCCGCCCACTCCTCCCGTTCCATCGGGGGGTTGGCCGGCTTGCGGTAGGCGTAGCAGAAGATCGAATTCTGCCGGTCGGGGCCCACATCATATTTCCCGCTCTCGGGGTTGTACTCCTGCCCGCGCTTCCCTTTCAGGAGCCCATGGACATAGATCGACTGGATCGGTTTCCCGTACCGCCGCTCGGCGTCGAGGGTGGCGGCAAACATCTGGATCATCACTTCCCACTTATCCCTGAAGGAGGGGCCGTCCTGCCCGGTGCCCTTGAATTCGTGGTACTCGAGCTCCCTGGTCTCCCAGGTCTCGAGGATGAAGTCGGGTTTGCACATCCACCCGATGCCGTGGCAATCGCGGGCCTCGTGATCGGCCTTGGACCCCACCCCGTCGCTGAGCCCGCAGGTACACCCAAATACGTAGGTGTCGTCATGCTCCACTTCGAGGATCCGACCGCGACGCAGGACCTCCGGGAGGACTTCGAGAATCCACGCCCAAGTGAGCCCTTCGATCAAGTAGTTCTGCTCGGTGAGGAGCTGCTGGATCGCCGGCTGGTCGGCCATGTAGGCGAAGCCTCTCGCGGCCACCTGCTGGTAGTAGGCGGATTGGGCGGACTGGATCGCCCCGCGGACCACCACGCTCGGCACGCAGGGACTGTTGAGGAGATGCCCCTCGGTATCTTCTATGGACTGGAGGTGATCCTGACACCACTCCAAGACCGTAGCCAGCGCGGCGTGATAGGCCGTGCCGGTCGCCAGGGGGAATCTGGTCCCCTTCATCTGGATCCCATAGCCGTGCGGGCCGATGTGGTAGTTCAACACCCGCGAGTGCAGGCAGAAGCCACGGCCGTCGGCGACGCGGGAGCGGTCGATGAGCCAGAGGATGCTACTCATCGGCGTCCGGTTCCAGGCCTACGATGCCCACGGTCACAGACGTTTCGTTGAGGGCGGCCTCCTGGGCCTCCTTCAGCGCCTCATTCCCATCGATCTCATTCGCTTCCCGCCACGCCTCCCACGCCTTCTCAGCATCCTTGTAGGTCGAGTAGACCCGCTGGGCCTCGGCGACCTCCTCCGTCGACAGCCGGCGATAGAGGGTCCCGCGGGTATAGACCGTGGACGTCTCACCCCCCTCGTCCTCCTGATAGACCACGGTGGAGTACTTCCCCTTGGTCCCGATCAGGTGGATCTGGAGGACCTCGAGTGCAGGCTCGTCGTAGTGGGCCTCGATGAGGGTGGCGGGTACCCGCACCTTCCCTTGGGTTCGCACCTTCTTCCGGAGCTTGTCCCGCAGCGCGGACTTGGTCGGGGCCTCGAGCCGCTCCTCCAGGTACCGCGCCCAGAACTTGCCGGCGGGGGTGAGGTAGATCGGGAAGGTGATCCCGTCGATCTCTTCGTGGAGCACGGGGGTATCAGGCATTGTGGGACTCCAAGACGGCCTTGACACAGTCGGCTGCCAACGCAAAGGCTTCCTCGCCGGTGAGATTGGGGAACCGCTGCTTGATCAGCTTCAAGACCGCGGCGACCGACGCCTGCCACTGGGCGTAGCTCGTCGGGTCAGGTGGCTTGGTCATACTTGATCCTTCGCCAGTCCAACCGGCCCAAACTCCGGGTCACTCTCCCGCCCGTACCGCGTGATCCACCACTCCCGGATCTTGATCACGAAGGCCTCCTCCGATTCCGCCTCGTCCCGGGTGATCACCGGCAGCATGGGGAGTCCATCCGGGCCGGTGGGGTAGATCGTGGCGATGTAGATCGGCATCAGATCCTCACTCAGCCCCTATGCCGGCGTTGCCCCACCCATGACCAAGGGCAGATCGAATCTCCCGCTGCAGCTCAGTCTTGCGGACGGGAAACTGGAACGTGCTGCAGCAACCATCCCGGTCCATCGGGGTGAAGAGGTAGTACTTCTCATCCCCCGACTGGAAGACCATGAAGCGGGATCCCCGGCGGTTGCGAACTACCGCGATGTACTGCTTCACCATGTACCGGCGGTTCATCGTCATGGCCAGAGGTCTCCTCCCCCGTCCCCACGATTCGGGTCGCGTAGCAGGCTGATGAGGACGTCCACGATCACCAGCAGCGCGATCACGCTCCAGACGCTGTACCAGACCCAGTCGAAGGTCATGTCGGATCGTCCCCGACCTCCACCTTCCGCTGGACCGCCTCCGCCCCCTCCTGCCCGATCGCCACGAGGCACTTCCCGAGCGCCTCCACGACCGCCTCGATCTCCTCCACCGCCGTGCCGCTGGCGAAGGCGAGGTTCCACGCGAGGTTGGGCACGCCGCGATAATCTCTGGTGGTCCGGTCGTAGACCTGGATGGGGATCCTGAGCCGGGTGGGCTCGCCCGCTTCCTGGTCGTCCAGCAGGGTCTGCTCCAGCTTTTGTTTGGGGGTGGGTCGGTCGCCGGGTGACGTCACACTCAACTGTGGCATGTTTATCAGCCTATCAACTGACATGGGTAAAGTCAATGGGTGGGACGATACGCCCACTAGCGGACCGTTGTCAAATGGAAAAGTGAGGGGGGCAGATGGCCTATTTTGGAGGGGTTGATCGGGTACCCAGATCGGGAGTAGGGTAGGCCGTTCGGTACAAGGAAAAAGGGCCTCGAGGCTGCCACACCACAAAGGCCCTTCAGATTGGAGACGGCGGAAACGGAGCTGAGATGGTCAAGATCGTACGGCAGGACCCGTCAGCAAGTCAAGCCCCCTTCCCAGATCCCCTCCCCGGCATCATTTCTTTCGGCAGTATCAACCTCCTGGCCGGCGCCAGCGGGGTCGGCAAGACCTGCCTGACGGCATGGCTGCTCACCAGATTCAGGGACGGCACACCGATCTTCGGGCGGACTCCGAATATCCCGGCCAAGATCGCCTACCTCAGTGCCGACCGCGGATGGGCGTCGACACGGGTGTGGCTGGACCGTGTCGGGTACGGCGATCTCGCCTTCTACTCCCTGACCGACGATGCCAACTTCGCCCTGAATAAACTCGAGAACGTCAACAACCGGCGGGCGTCCGCGCGCACGGCGGTCCTGCGCGATTGCTTGGAGCAGCTCGGGCTCATTCCCAACTCGCTCGTGGTGATCGATCCCATTGCCCTCTTCCTCGGGGGCGATCTGAACAACTACGACACCTGCGCGATTGCCTTGATTGGGATTCGGCGCCTGTGCCGGGAATTCGGGATCACGATCATCGGCTTGGCACACGCCAGCAAGCAGAAGGCGGACAAACGGGATCAATATAAACGGTTGCAGGACCGGATTCTCGGGTCAGCCGCCCAGCACGGGTACGGTGACACTCAGATGTACCTTGCCTCCCCGGAAGAGACCGGGAAGCAGACCTATACATTCCTCTGGCATCCCCACTTGTCGGAGGCTCAGACCTTCGCGCTTGAACGCGATCCCAAAACGGGTCTCTTCCTCAGCACCTATGACGCAGACCATCCGTTTACGGAGAACGAGGAGCGGATACTGGCGTCCATTGACAACACCCCGGAGGGTACGGCCTATGGTGCCATTCTCAAGGCCTGTTCCCCCCCTATGGACGAGAACCAGGTCTACCGGTGTACGCGGGACCTCCTCCACGCCGGGTGGCTCCTCCAGCCGAAACACGGGCGGTACCGGAGGGCGAAAGTCAACTGACAATCCACCTCAGCCTTGACTCTGACCTGCTCGTAGGGGGGGTGAGATTTGGGGGACTCTGTGGCCTAAGTACCTGTACCAGTACCTATTTAGTACTGATTTAAAGAGCGTGAGATTTGGGTGAGATTTGGGTGAGAGAGCGTGAGATTTGGGTGAGATCTCGCGCCAATCTCACGGAAATCTCAAACCTCTAACCCTAATGGACACCGTAGGATACGCTGAAAAATGGCAAATCTCACTCGCGCGTGTACGCGACCCCCCTCTCTATAGAAGCTCAACCGTAGACTTTCGCTTTGGAGGTGCCTGATGCCAACTCCCAATTCAGCCCCGCCCACGCCCCCACGTGTGAACTGGTACGACATCGCTGGCCTACCCCCCGTGGAACTCTTTGAGATCCTCCGGGAGGAGGGGTACACCACGGAGGAGATCCTCGCCATTGCGGCGTTTGCCATTGCCGAGGCTATTGCCAACAAATGATCCCCCTCCCCTCCCCACCTCGAGCGCGTCCCCCACCTTGGCCCCCCGCGTGCAGCACGCTTCCCAGATTCAGGCAAGGAGCAAGACCATGGACCCGATCCCCGCCGATCAGAAACTCATCACCGAGCACCCGGAGCTGGTGGACCCTATCTCTGGGGTGATCCCCCCGCCCCCGCCTGCGGCGCCACCAGCCCCAGCTGAGCCAGCCACCGATTCCACACGTCCCATGGAGGAGGAGGCGGACGCGAGCCAAGCCCAGGAGGCCGCGCCCGCTCGGCATCACCTGCGCCCGCGACCCCGGCAGGCGGCCCACGATCGGCATGAGCGGGTCCGGGCGGCGATGCCCAGGGCGGGGGCGAAGCGGACGGGGCGAACGCCGAAGAGACGCTAACGCTTGGCGTCCTTGGCCTTGGCCACACTGGCGGGATGCGACGACCACCAGACGTGCTCAGCGATGCAGATCATCTCGACTTGCTCCACCGCGCGGCCGTGCTGCCAGACAGTGCGGATCCGGCCGTTGGGGAGCGGCATGATGTCGTACTGGGGCTGCACGCCTCGGTAATCATGCCGCCACAGGGAGTAGCGCTCGCAGCGCCGGCAGCGGTCGAGGCGGGGGCGCCCCTTCACCGCGGCGGCCTCGTCCGCAGCGGAGCACTGTACGGCACCTCGTCCAGGGAGTGGGTGGTCCAGCGGAACACCAAGGCACACCCGCCCAAGGTGAGGCAGACCAGCAGGACGATCACCAGCCAGAGACGCCAGAGACTGAGCCTGTACTGGGTGTGGTACAGGCTGTCGAGGTCGTCGCGGATCATGGGATCTCCACTTCGGCCAGGTACCAGCTCTCGCTGCCGGCCGATTCCTCAATGGTCTGGTACGCCGCGTCGTCGTCCCACTCGGTGATGTCCACGTCGTAGAACTCCGCGGCCGATTCCAAGGCGTCCCGCTTGGTCAGGTGGAGCTCGATGCCGCTCACGCCGTGGGCGGTGTTGGAGACAAACAGGGCCCAGACCTTCGGGTTAGGATCCTCCAGAAGTACCCCGCAGTCCGGGCAGCGGGTGGGCGCGGTGATGCCCTTGTCGTGCAGCTCCTGCCAGAGCGCGGCGTGGTCTAGGTCGCACACGTGGTAGTTGGGTGCCGGCACGCTCGCCTTGGCCATCCGGAGTTTAGCCTTCGTCGTCTTGGTCATCCTCGTCCTCCTCCGGCTCGGGCCGGTCCTCCTCCAATGTCAGGTTGGTCTCAGTCGGGCGTTTCTCGGTGATCCCCTCCTCGTCGCCCAGCCACCAGCCGCCTCCCTCCTTCCGCAGCTCGGCCAGGTGTCTGGGGTGGGGGACCTGATCCTCCGGGGTCTGACTGGCCACTCTGGTAGCCGCGACTACAGGCCAGGCCAGGATCCCGATGATGTAGATTCGATCACACCCATGCTTGGCCGTGCAGGAGAACCGGGAGGTCCTCGCGTCCCAGTAGGTGTAAAGGCGGCCGGCGCGGATCCGGTAGACCTTCCCGCAGTGGGGACACTCCAGGGTGAAGCTCTCCGGGCGGGCGAAGAAGCGCGTGGCCCGGCGGATCCTCGGGCGGTTGTCTGGGCGGTAGTACTGGTCCGCCATCACCGGACCTTGCGGATGTAGCGGACCCACTTGTAGTCCCAGTCGGCGGAGATGCCCCCCCGGGATCGAATGGTCTTGATCTCTAGGTGACACGGCCGCCAGCCCGTGGATCGGCCCACAATGAACCGGCGCCGTTCGCCGCACAGGGTTTCGACCTCCACTCTCCAGCCCTCGTACCCGGTCAGCTTGGGCGAGAGACCGGCCAGGTTCCGGATCGCGGCGCGCTCGCGGTCGGTGAGCTGGTTCCAGCGGGCCTGTGTCATCCCCTCCAGGGGGTCTACGGTGGTACTCATCAGTGCCCTCCTCGAATCTCGATCTCCCCCCACTCCAGCAGGGTGCCGACGCCGCAGACTTGGTGCGCCCCGCAGGCCTCGCAGGGATCCCCCTCGGCATCCTCCTCGATGGGCCCTTGGACGTGGCCACAATAGCGACACCGGCCCTCGTAGCTGTCCTCGGCATGGCGGTACTGCCCCTCGGTCATGCGGAATGGGAGTACCGATCGGTTCCTCGGTGCCATTTTCGCTCTCCTTTCACCTATGCCCCGCTCTCGGAGCCTCTGTACGCCTCTCCAGCGCGCCCGGATCCGCCCCGCTACCCCCCCATGCTGCCGCCTGCCGTTCGCGTGCTGGCGGGCAGCCGGCGGGGGCGTGGCGAGCTAGAAATGGTCCTACCCGGGTGTGGTCCGGCGGATCCGCTCCTGCCATCCCTCCTCCAGCTCCCGGTACCTCCTGCCGGTGTCCTCCTCGCTAGTCCCGTGGGCCGGGTGCCAACTCTCGCGCGGGCAGCTGGGCCAGACGCGGGGGCAGTACTGGCAGCCGCACAGGGGGCAGACGGTGTACGGATGGTCGTGCAGCCTGCAGCGGTGAATCTTCATCGACGTGGCTCCTGCACTCCTGCTCGCCTGCGTATGCGGGTCGTCAGGGCCCAGTACTTCCGGGCGGTGTCGTAGCCGGTGCAGGGCTGCTGATGCCCATCCCGCTGGCGGTCCTCGGACTGGCTCACGCAGGTACACCCCATCGCGGCGATGTGTCCCGCGGCCTCATCCAAGGCGGTGAGCAGCGCGCGGATCTGCCGTTCGGTGGCTCGGTGCATCAACGGTTCAGGCATCAATCCATCCTCCAGAAGTACGCCCACCCTCGCCCGCGGGTCACACGCACACACCGCGACTCCGCAAATCCCCCGGCGCGATACCAGGCGGCCTTCCGCATCCGCAGGTAGCCAATCATCGAATCTCCTCCCTCGCCCCTATACGCGCGCGCGAGTACTGGGGTGTACCCACTAGGGTACGTACACCTAGGGTGTACGTACCGTACTAGGTACTCCTCCGATAGCGCCGCTAGGCTCGCATCCCCCCGTCTGCCTTGGCGCAGTCCATCAGGGCACAGGCACACAGGCGCCCGCGATCCCCCGATTGCACATCCGGGAATTTCCCTTCAAGCTCCTCCATCTTGGAATGCGGGAACATCCCGAATCTCACCAGGGCTTTCTCGTTGGCGCTGAATCCCTGCCAGGCCTTGGCGGCCTCGGCGGCGATCAGCTGCAGGGTGGGCTCGTCGTAGCGGCGGTCGGTTGAGACAGTCTGTAGGCTCATGGTCTGAAAACTCCCTCCTAAGTCGATTGCCGTTGTGGTCATGGAACGTACCTCTTGGCCCATGCGTTGAAGTCCTCCGCGGCCTCGGGGTACTTGGTCCAGTCCGGTTCAAACCCTCCGCGGGCGATCCACTCCAGGAGGGCCTGTCTCAGCTCCCGCAGCCGGCCAGGGTCGGTACAGCGGCTCTGCTCCGCCAGGTTGGCATTCGGGTCCATCAGAAGTTCCCCCCTCATCAGCTTCCGTGCGGCCTGAATCTCCACGTTGGCCTGTTTGATGACCTCGGCCCGTTTCTGCTGATCGGCGTCGTGCTCCGCCGCCGTGCGGACCTTCCCGATCCGCTTGGCGTGCGCCATGGCGGCGAGATCACAGGTGGTCCAGTCCGCCGGTCCCGCGATGACCTCGCCCGTCCCGTAGATGTACCCGGGCCGATCATCCGGGTTCCCTTGGTGATGCCCCTCGGCGGTCGATCTCCATGCGGATTCCACCGTCGGCGCGTCGATCACCATCCAGCGACGGGCCGATACCTTCACAATCACAATCATTTGGATCCCCCTCCCTCCTCCACAATCAGATCCCCCCCTACCTGCCTCACGGTGCATCCGGTACTTTCCAACCACGCTTTGGTGGCCCACTTCCCACGGCGGATCGCCACCTCGGTCAGCAGGCAGGGCATGAGCCAGCACGCCCGCGGGTGCCGGCCGCAGCCCAGGCAGCGCGGCGCGCCCGCGGCAGGAGCGGGCCCCCCTTTCGGAGGGCCCGTGGTGGTGAGTGGCCGCCTAGAATCGGATGCCATCGGTCCTCCCCTGCTGGCGGCGTACTTCCTGCCGGAGCGTGGTTACGAAGTCCTTGGCGTCCTCGGCCGGCGGCAGCTGGGGTGGTGGCGGTTGGAGCGGTGCCGGCCGTCCGGGCTGCTTGCCTCCGGTCGGCGCGTGGGCGTCCTGCTCCGCATGTCTGTGCTGCCGGCGGCGCCAGTCGAGGGCGGAGAGGGCGGTATTCCGGGCGGCGCTGAGCACGGCCATGATGCGTTCCTGTGATGGCTCGAGGCTCGAGGCTTTGCCGTCCGGGCCCCTGAGGTTGCAGATCGCCAGCTGGGCGGCGTGGTCCGCTTGGGTGAGCTGATCATCGGTCAAGCTGGCGGTGGTCTGGCAGGCGAGGAGAAACCGGAGGACGCGCGCGGCGTACTCCGGGATCGTCTCGCCCTGCGCCTGCCCGGGGCAGGTGGGGAAACCGGGCGGAGGCTGCAGGTTCATGGCTTGATCCGCTCCCGGACGATCATCAGCGTAACCGGGACGCTGGCGCCATCCGCGCGTACCGTCCGGTGGTACGTGCGGATGCTCCATCGCTTGCCGGCCACGTTGCGGCGGTCGGTCGCATAGTCGTCCCGGTCGTTCTCCGGGTTTGTCGTGACGTGGGCGAATAGCAGGCGCCCCTTAGGGGTCTTGGTCCGCATGGCTTCTCCTACACCGTCACCAGGGCGGCGCCCCGCTTCAACACAGCGGCGGCCAGCTGATCCAGCTGCAGCCGCTCATCCTGCCATCCGCTCTCCTGACTGTTCCGCGTGAGTCCCTGCGCGAGTCCCCAGAAGCTCCGCGGTGATGCCTGCTCCTTGATCTCGCAGGTCGCGTAGGCGTCCGTTGCCTGTTCCTTGGTGGCGCCCATCTTCTTGAGCTCATCGATCACGGCCTCTTTCGTGTGGGCGATCTCGTGGTCGATCAACCCTCGGATGATCCGCTCATCGTCGCTGGCGGCGCGGCGGGTCCACTTCCACGCGAGGGTGTTGAGTTCCGCCATGGTGTCGCGGGTGATCCGGGCGCCCACATGCCGGCGGCGGAAGGTGCGATCGATCATCGCACCCCAGAGGCAGTGATTGCCGCAGATGTAGCGGTAGAGAACCGTCTCGATGGTGATCGAGCAGTGGCCGACTTCGGAATTCCTGAGCATGATCCCCCTGAACATCGCGCCCGCTTCGGTGCTGCCGTCGGTGCTCGTCTGTCTGGTGCTGCCGTTGCGGAGGGTGGGGTCCGTGACAATGGATCCGCCGTTCACGAGGATCAAAAAGCTATCCCGGTCACCCCGATACGCCCCCGCCGGCTTGCCGTCCCACGTGGGCGGCAGGGTGTACCCGGTGCCAGGGTTGAAGTGTCGCAGCGTCTCGCCGAACAACTGGCCATCCCAGACGCGGCCGTACGTCTCGCTGGTGCACGCCCGAATGACCGGCGTCCCACCGTTGGCTTTGACCAGTAGGTTCGCGGTCGTCCCTACCGGTGCGGCCTCGTGGAGTCCGTGATTCAGGTTCGCGGCGGCGAGCTCCGGCGGCAGGGTCCGGAGGTAGGATGCGGGCGCGCCAATGGTTCGTGCGAGCTGGCCAAAGGCGTAATGGGTGAGGGTGGCATTCCCGGTTGGGCTCTGCAGCCTGAGTTCCTTCCCGGGGCAGTCGCCTGGCTGGCCGATCTTGAGTTGCGGCGCATCGACGACAACGGCCTCCAGGTCTCGCAGGTTGTACACCCTCTCTGCCGAGTGGGTGCGGTCGTACTCGGCTGCGTCGACCAGGGCGGCGACGGTGGGGTATCTCTCGTCTGCCGGCCGTTTGTAGTACTCACTCTGGGCTGTGGTGATGGTTCGTTCCATGGTGCCTATCTCCATCGAAGGGCTACGGCTACCGTGGCCGGCGGGATTGCCGGGGTCCGGAGTCGTGGCGTCCTGGGGTGCCTGCGGCGCGACTGCTGGCCGACGATGCCCTCTGGTCCAGAGGGTACAGGTCGCAGGGTCAGCGGAGGTCACGGGGGGTGTACCGGCTGCTCCCGGTTCGCACCCGCACCCACCCTGCCCCTGCCGTCCTGACACGTCGCGCACCCGGCTACTCCATCATAGGTGCCTAGTGGTTGTCAACCCTCTCCGCCTGCAGGCCTATCAACCCTCCCTCGCCTGCGCCGGATGCCCCGTGCCGCGGGCGCGTGCGATTCCCCTTGACTTCCCCCCCTGGCCTGTGGTTGGCGTGATGGGTCATTGTGCGCGGGCCCCCCTGGGGGTGGTCGGGCGCGTGCTGGGTGTGACAGCCCCTTTTTATTTTTGTGTCCCCCTCTGCTAGGCTGGCCTCGATGTCCACCCGCCGCCCGCTGTCCCCTGAGCGCCTCGCCGCCCTCCTCGCCAGGCTGGATCAGGCCCATGCGGCCCTCCGGTCCCTCACCCCTCTGGAACGGTCCGAGCGGGACTACCGACTCATGCGATCCCGGTCGCGGCGGTGGGCGAGGTATCGGGCCAGGGAGAACCGGCGGCAGGAGTGACGGGAGTCAGGCAGGGAGAGGATCGAGGGTGCCTGCGGCGCACCGGGAGTAGGAATTCCGCCGACTTGACTTCAGCGGGTGGGGTGGGTAGGCTCCCCTCCATGGCCCTGCGCCTGCGGCAGCTGATTCGAGGGGGGATCCTCCTCAGAGAACTTCGAGGGGTGCGGAAGGAACTGAGTCGCATTGCCGCGGCGCTCGAGGACTACAACCTCCATCAGTGGCCGCAGCAGATCCCGCAGGAGGAGGGGCAGCCCACCGTGGAGGTCTCCTATGTGGACACGCTCTTCCAGCAGGAGTTGGTGGAGATCGAGCTGCGCCTGACCGCGGCGGTGGGCCTGCCGCCCTCCGAGGATCAGATCCTGGCCGAGTATGTCCGGCGGCACCCGGACTCGCCCGCGGCGCTGCACATGGAGGAATGAGATGCCTGTGCCTGCGGCGCTGCCCCTGCGGATCACCGCCATCTCGGTGGTGCCTCCTCCTCTCTGGGTGATCTGGCTCGCCACCTCCGAGGGCCCCGTCCCCTACTTCCCCCGCGTCGCCGAGGCGATCGTTCCCCATGGGGTGTGGATCCAGGCGGCCTTCACCGAGATCCCCCGAATCTAGCCACGGGTAGAAGAGGGTAGTCATGGCCCGGTCCAAATCGCTCGCGCGCACCCACGCCGCCGCCACCCGGCAGCTGGCCATGGCGACGCCCTCGGTGGTGCAGGAGCTCACCCGGCTGGAGAAGGACCTCGGTGGGCGGCGCACGCTGCTGAGCCTCCTCGCCCTCGCCCCCCTCACCCCCGACCTCCGCTACATCCTCGGGCTGCTCGGCGACCCGGCCCACGACCACCGCTCCCTCGCCTCGATCTGTGCCGACGGCAATATCCTGCCCGGCGATCTCCTGAAACACCTCGGTGCTGCGGCGCTCCACAAGGGCCAAGTCCTCGCCAGGCAGCGCATCGGTGAGTCCATCCCGGCCGTGGTGGATGATGTCATGCGCCGCGCCGCCCCCTTTGAAGAGGCCTGCCCGGACTGCATGGTCGATGGCCAGAGTACCGGCCGGGTCACCCCGGAACCCACCGCGGCCAATCCCAACCCGGCGCCCGAGCCCTGTCCCAGCTGCAAAGGCTCCCTCCGCATCTTGTATATGCCCACCCTCGATCGGCAGCGGATGGCCATCGACATGGCAGGATTGATCGATCGAGGCGGTGGGGGGATCTCCATCCTCAACCAGAACCTGAACCTTGGCACAGCGGCCTCCGGTGGCCAAGGGGCCCTCGAGCAGCTCCAGACCCTCACCGATCAGATTCTTTATGGGGACGCCCCTCTTGACCCTGTGGAGGCCGAGGTCCTGCCGGCGGCGCCTGATTCCGCCTCCGTCCCCGATCCCTCTCCCTCCCAGCCCCCCGAGTAGTCCCATGCAGGAACGACGAGCAGATGTCCTCGGCGCGACCGTTGCCATCCGGTTCTATGTCCTGGCCGTCCTCGGCTTTGGCACCATGGTCATCCTGGTCATCGGGGCCCTCGCCTACTTCGTCCCCGAGAGCGGATCGCCCATTGCCACCGTGGTGGGGGTGACCACGCCGATCCTCGTCTCCCTCCTCGGCGGCGGGATCTACCGGATGGCGGTGGCGATGGACGGCCAGCTCTCCCAGCTCGTACTGGCCTCCGAGGAGAAGGCCCATGCCGAAGGGGTGGTTGAAGGGCTGACGGCTCCACGCGTGCCTGCGGCGCCGCCATCGGAGACCTCCTGATGTATTCTTGGTGAGCCCCTCCTGAGCAGGCCACGCTGATGGAACCCATCACCCTCGCGGCGATTGCGGGATTGCAGCTCATCCTCCTCACCTTGGTCCAGGGCTTCGTGCAGTCCCGGAAGGAACGACGGGATTCGGTGCTGGCGATCGAGACGGCAGCCGCCCAGGCCGCCCTCAAGAAAAAGGAGCGGGAGGAGGACTACGCCAGGCAGGATCTGGTCGCGGAACGGGTGGCCGCTGCCGCGCGGGAGGTCAAGGCGGTTGCGACACAAGCGGCTGATGCCGCGGAGCTGCTCCTCAAGGCCCAGGCCGAAACCGTGGCCCGTACGGACGAAGTCGCCCGACTCGCCAGTGAGGCGGACAGGCGCATCGCGGAGCAGCTCACGGCGATTGACGAGCAGGGGAAGAAAATTCACATCCTCGTAAATAGCGACATGACCGCCGCGCGTACCGCCGAGCGGGACTCCCTGCGGGCGCTCGCCCTGGTGCTGAGGCGGCTGTCCCCCGATGCCAAGGACGAGATCGTGCGCGTCGAGAAGCGCATCACGGAACTCGATCAGATTCTCGCGGATCGGCACGCGGCGCAGCTCCGGGTCGAAGAGGAAGCGCGGGCGCACGAGGCGGGCCGGTGACGACCTTCTACAACCTGTTTCGCCCGAGCGATGCGCAGGTCAAACGCACGATCACGATCCTGAAGCGGCACGCCGACGGGCTCGCAGTGATCTGCGGCGTGATTGGGGTACACTTCCTCTCGCCGTCGGTCACCTGGAGCGTGGTCGGGGGGATCGCCTGCCTGGTGCTGGCGATGGCCGTGGTCAAATGGTGCTGTGAACCCTAGAGCCTGATATGCCTGGTGTCGCCTTCGCCCAGCCGCCCGACCACCTGATCCCGGACATCACGGCCTCGATCGCCCGGGCCGTCGCCACGCTCCCCAAGGATAAGACCATAGCCCTGGTCGGGATCGCCACCGAAGCGGGTGGGAATGCCGCCATTGTCGCCCGGGTGAACAACACCTGGGCCGTGCAGGTGTGGGTCGGGAAGACGTGGCGACGGCCGCTGACCTATGGCGCGGAAGTGATGTGGTCACGATGAAGGAGAACCTCATGCAGAGATGGCTGACGATCGTCCGGGGACTGTTGCCGTGGGCGTTCATGCTCATTCCGGGGCTCCCTCCAGTACTGGTCCCCACCATCATTCAAGGCATCGAGGAGGCGCAACAGCTCAAGGGTGCCTCCGGGGCGGACAAGAAGGCGCACGTCGTCGCGCTGGTGGAACTCGCCATCACGGGCATCAACAGCAAGCGGAAGGTGATTGATGAGGTGACGGTACTGCCCGTGGTCAAGAGTGCGATCGACACCGGGATCGCCCTCGTCAACCTGTTCTCGCCGAAGCCGCACTGATGCCGCAGCGCCTGACCGATCTCCACCCGCACTGGTGGCACATGCACGGGGATCCCGAGGGGGTTCACCGTGGGCTGAACTTCGACTGCCCTGTTCACGGGCCGACCGAGATTCTCTCGATGCGCTTCCTCAATCCGATCGGCACCGATGAGCCCGCCCCGGGCTATCGGCACTACTGGCAGCGCACCGGCGAGACCTTCGAGACCCTGACCCTCACACCGTCGCTCGACTACACCAAGTACGACAACGGCCAGCCCCGGGATCCGACCTGCTGGCACGGGTTCATCACGAATGGGGAGGTCACCTGACGCCATGAACATCGGCGAAACGCTCAAGGAGACGGGAGTCGGCATCCTCGCCTGGGTGACGAACGAGCTGCGCGTCTACGCGAGGAACGACGATGCCGCCAAGTACCGCGTGGGAGGCCCCGGCGATCATGGCGGCTGCCTCTCTTTCAACAAGGTCTGGCTCGATGCCAACAACCGGCCCGTCAACGAGGAAGAACTCGGGCTGATCCAGATCAAGCAGGACGAGCGCACCCGGAACGATCCGAACGGCGCACGCGGCGAGATGACCATCCATCTCAATGATGGGCAGAAGCGCCAGCCGGACAGTCTGGTCCCTGTCATGCTAATCCGGACCGACGGCTACACGATGCTCGTCCCCCGCAACGACAGCCCTGAGCATCCACCGGACAACCAAGGACCCACGCCCATGCCCACGACTACCGGCGCCTACGACGGCGCGCAATTTCACGGGTCGCACAATTTATTCCTGTACGCCCGCCAGACCGACGGGCACGACGTCCTCTACCGCTGCACTGCGAACGGAGAGCCCGAGGAAGCGATCTGGGTCTCGGACGGGCCGAGTCCGAACGGACGCTGGCTCGGGCCTCTTTGACCAGATACCTGCGGCGCCTCCCCCCGAGCCCCTGCCGGCCCCCTGGCCGACGCCGGAGCCTGTGCCATGGCCCTTGCCTGCGGCGCAGCCCGGCATCCCTATTCGTGTCTCCACCGACCAAGATGGTCCGATCGCCAAGCGGATGATGTCGTACTGGGCCAACGCCTTTGCCTCCGGCGGATCCACGGCGTGGGTCTTCGCGGGCTCCCTGGCCTCCGGAGGGCCGATCTTCTGGGAGGTCGATCTCCGCACGCGCCGCTCCATCCCCCGCGGCCCCCTCGCCGTGTCCTACCACGGTGAGACCGAGGGCTGGTACTGGGATGCCGCGGGCGCCATCTACCTCATCGACGGCCCACGCTTCCGCCGCGTGGATCCCTTCACGGGCTCGGATCAGATCCTCTACGACCTCAGCACCGATCCCCGCTTTGACAACTGTGTGCTCTGGCAGCCGCACTCCTCGCCCAGCGGCCGGACCCACTCGGCCACGGTCCAGCGCCGGGTCCCCGACGGGCCCTATCCCAATATCGGCACGGTAGTCTTCCACGACGGGGTCCTGGACTACTTCGAGGCCCACGGCCTCCTAGATGAATCCACGGTGGTCGGGGACGACTGGGTCTGCATCCGAGAAACCCCCGAGGGTCAGAAGGGCGAGGACAACCGGGTCATTCACCTCCGCACCCGGGAGACCCGCCTGATCAAGGATGCCGAGCGGGCCCTCGGGCATTCCGACGCCGGCACCGACTGGATGGTGGGGGAAGCGGACAAGCCCGATCCCGGCCAGTGCGGCTGGTGGGATCTCACCCAACCTCTCACACCGGGACGCTTCCATCCCCTCTTCGACACCCTCAACATGGGCTACGTGTCGGTGCGCGGCGACCGGATCCTCCATTCCAGCGATCTCGAGCTGCGCCTGATCGACCGGCTGAGCGGCACCATCACGCCCCTCTATGCCCACGGGGGTGGCACGGCCTATGATGATCGGGTGAAGGCCAATTTAGATCCCTCGGGCACGCTGGCCTGCTACATGAGCGGCGGGCAGATCTACCTCCTGCCGCTGCCCTGACCGTTGGCACACTAGGAGGCTGTATGGATCTCTCCTCGCTCATCTCCGTGGTCCTGGTCCTGGTGGTCCTCGGGTTCCTGCTCTGGCTGCTCTTCACCTACGTCCCCATGCCAGACCCCTTCAAGACGATCATCATGGTGGTGATCGTGATCTGCGTGGTGCTCTGGCTCCTCTCGGCGATCGGGGTGTGGCACGGCTTTCGTGGCGCGGCCCTGATGCTGTCCACCGGTGCCTTGGGGTAGACTCCGGGGCAGGTGTACAGCGACGCCCTGATCGCGGCCAAGATTGCCCGTCTTGAGACCACCCTTGGCTCGGTCCTCCCCTCGGGGAAGCTCGAATCCATCCCCGTGGACCACTGCCATTCAATGGTCCGCTCGCTCGAAGGGATCTACGACCATGCCCGCAAGCTCCCCACCCGCGGCTTCACCCCCGAGGAGCAGCAGTTTGTGGCCAACGAGCGCCTCCGCTGCCCGCTCGACTTCGCCTACTTCGCCCAGCGCTATTGGCTCATCCAGTCCGAGGGGCAGACCCTCAAGCCCCTCTATCCCCTCTGGGAGTCCCAGCGACTCATCCTCGCCGAGCTGGCCCGGCAGGAGGAATCCCGCTGGCGCTCTCGCCATCCTGACGGATTGTTGTGCAATGGTCTCAAGGGTCGCCAGCTCGGCTTCTCGACCCTCGCCGAAGCCCTCCTCGGTCACCGGGTCGTCACCCAGACCTACGTGAAAGGCCTCGTGGCCAGCGACGTCCCTCAAAACTCTGGCTCCCAGGGGATCTTCGGGATGCTCGAATTGGGCTTCCAGCACCTCCCGTGGTGGCTCAAGCCGGGCGTGAAGTTCTGGAACACCGACTCCCACCTCGTGTTAGCCAATGGGTCCTCGATCATCGTGGAATCGGGCAAATCCATGAAAGGGGGCCTGCAGGAGGAGGGCGGGCAGAAGGGCCAACTCGGCCGATCCAAGACCTACTCCGTCGGTCATCTCACCGAGCTGAGTACCTGGGAATACGCCGAGACCATCGATGACGCCCTGATGCCGGCCATCCCCCAGACCCCTCGCACCCTCTTCCTCAAGGAGTCCACCGCCAAGGGTCGTCACAACTGGTGGCACGAGGAGTGGCTGGCCACCGAGCAAGGTTTAACCCGGTCCTTCAACATCTTCATCCCGTGGTACGCCGAGCGCTCCAAATACTGGCTCCCTGTCCCAGACGGTTGGGTGCCAGCAGACGACACTTTGGCGTTTGCGGCCCGGGTGCGGGATAAGGGCCCTCAGTACATGCGCCGCGCCGTCACCCTCGCCAAGGAGCAGCTCTACTGGTATGAACTCCGCAAGGCCGAGGCGATCCACAAGGGACATTTGTATAAGTTCCTGGAGGAGTATCCCGCCGAGCCCGAGGAGGCCTTCCAATATTCAGGGAGGTCGATCTTCTCCATCGAGACCATGGATCGGCTGGAGCGGCAGGCCAAGCCGCTGGTGGATCTCTGGCAGGTCGCCCCCCATGGCGAATTGAAGGAAGATCGGGAGGCCCTCCTCCGTGAGCTGGCCGCCGAGCAACGGATCGATCGGGAACGCCTCGCCGCCGAGCGCCTCCGCGCCGCCTCCGCCCTCCCCGAGGGCCCCGGCCCCCAGACGCTTGTTGTAGAATCCCCCCCGGAATGATTCACCCCTCCCGCCGCGCCTTCCTCCGCTCGCTGCTGGCGCTGCCGATCGCGGCCACCGTGGACGTCGAGCAGTTGCTCTGGACGCCCTCGCCGATCATCGTGGTCCCGGCCATTCGGGGGGTCACGATCGAGGAGATCAACGCCGTCACAATGCAGGTGCTCCTCCCTGGCGTATGTGACCACTTCTTCCGGTCGACGCCGCTGCTGGAGTACCTCCGCCGGAGTGGCGGGGTGTCGTCAGCATGATCCTCCTCCCCGAAGCCCGCCCCCACTATGAAGTGCCGAAAGGATTCGGATTCCATCGTTACTCCCCCGCCGAACTCAAGGAACTCGCCCACCTCTTCGGCTCGCTTCAGATCTGGCAGCATCCCCGCCGCGGCCACCGCTACATCCTCGGCTGCGATGTCTCCGACGGCCTCGGCCAGGATCGCTCCGTCTGCGATGTATTCAGGATGGGCACGATCGAGGAGGGCGAGGAGCAGGTGGCCCAGTGGATCTCCGACTCGGTCCCCCCGCGCCAGTTTGCCTACGTGATCGACGCCATCGGCCATCTCTACAAATGGCCCGACGACCGCGAGGCCCTCGCCGCCATCGAGTGCAACAACCACGGCCTCTCGGTCCAGGACACCCTCCAGCTCCACCTTGGCTACCGGCACTTCTACGTCTGGGAGGTCCTCGACCAAGCCGACCCCATTAAACGGTTCACCACCAAACTCGGCTGGGTCACCACCGCCCGCACCCGCCCCATCCTCCTTGATCAGCTCTACACGGGCGTGACCACGATCGATCCCCTCACCGGCTACTCCGACTGCCGCCTCAATTCCCGCTTCACCCTCGATGAAATGCGGGACTTCCAGACCGATGGCGCCCTCTGGGAAGCCGAAGCCGCCCGGGGCGCCCATGACGACTGCATCGTCGCCGCCGGGATCGCCCACTACGTCGCCTGGCGCCTGATGGCCGGGGAGACCGAACCCCTCAGCGATCGCCGCCGCCGCCGCCGCGAAGCCGAGCTCCGCCGCCTGGCCTCCGGTGACCAAGCTAGACTTGACTACCGCAATAGTGATAGTACCGTCGACCAGATGCAGGCGTCCGACCCCCGGACCCCGGAGGA